GAGAGGGTCAATTGCCCGGACGGGACGAATGGGGTATCAAGCCGCCTCAAGCACCCGTAGCTCAGCTGGATAGAGCGCTGCCCTCCGAAGGCAGAGGCCAGGGGTTCGAATCCCTTCGGGTGCGCCAGAGTTTTCCTTTAAAATCCGGCGCATTTCACTCTGACACGTCCCGGCCTACGTGCTGGAACGTGTCGGAACGTGTTGTGAACATTTTAGCGAGCGTGGGGGAAGAGTGGGGGCGTACCCCGGACGCGCACCGGAGATACAACTATGAACAAGGTCGAGGGAGCAGAGGCGTACCCCCTGCACTGGCCGGCTGGCTGGCCGCGTTCGCGCGCTCCGCAGTCGGCCCGCTTTGATGCCAACTTCACGGCGGCGAGAGACGGACTGTTTGCCGAGATCAAAAGGCTCGGCGGAACACACATCGTCCTGTCGTCGAACATCCCGCTTCGCCGGGACGGCCTGCCGTATGCCGGGCAGCCGCAGCCGACTGACCGCGGCGTCGCCGTTTACTTCCTGCGCCGCAGCAAGCAGATGGTGTTCGCGTGCGACCGCTGGAACAAGGTTGCTGACAACATCCGGGCGATCGAGAAGACCATCGATGCAATCCGCGGCGTTGAACGCTGGGGCGCGTCGGAGATGATGGAGCGAGCGTTTCAGGCGTTCGAGGCGCTTCCGGCGCCGACCTCGTGCTGGCAAGTCCTGGGATTGTCGCCAGGGGCCTCGGAGGAGGCCGTGCAGAGGGCGTACAGGTCAAAGGTGCGCGAGGCCCACCCAGACACGGGTGGATCGACTGCGGCTATGGCAGAGCTAAACCGCGCCCGTGACGACGCTCTGCGGCTGGTGGGGGCTTAGACGCAAAAAAAGCCGCCCCATCCCCGGGGTAAGGGATAGGGCGGCTCTGCCAAACGGCCGACGATGCAGGGTTGCGGGAGACCTAATCTAGTCGGCCACGGCATTCGGAGGCGCGAACCTAAGGCGGGGGTTCGGCCAATGCTCCTTGACGGTGACCACCCCGCAGACGAACACCGCGAGGCAGACGGCTCGTATGATCCATGGCGTCAGCGGCTCAGCCACGCCGTGACGTGCTCCGGGGTTAGGGTTCCGAACAGGCCCATTCCCACCAGCAGCAGCAGGCCGGCCAATTCCTTCGGGCTGAGGCCCAATGATTGTAGCCACCCGCGCCGCTCTGGCTTCGGTGTCGCCAGATGAGCGTCGATCCTCTCGTGGACGGTATCGATCCGCTCGTTCGCCCGGTCCAGGCCCGCCGTCACCTGTTCGTGCGTCCGTTCCAGGGCGGATTCGACCCGGCTCACCGAGCCTTGGAGCCCCAGCAGGATACCGAACAGATCCCAGTTCGGCTGATGGTGCCCATTCATCGGGCGGTCTTCGTAGCGCATGGCTCATGGCCCTACCTCGGGTGCGTTGGGTGATGACGCCTACGCTACGGGCTTAGACTTTCCACAGAGGCGGTCGAAGCGCGCGTTGTGCTTGCGAGCGCTCTGGATCGTCTCGGGAGTATCGTTGACGCTCCACGACACCTTGCGCATCGTGGCGCACGTGTTGTCCTGCTCGAAGCTCACCGGAGCGAAGTCCCACTTCGGCAATTCGAGTTTGTCCCCGGCTGCGCACCCAGAGAGGGTGAGAGCAGCGGCAATGGCGATGATCGTCTTCATGGCATGTCCCCTATTTGCGGTCGCGGCAGCTCGTTGAAGCGTTGCAGACGCTCTGCAGCGCGGTTTTCTCGGCAGGCGTCGGCCCGATGGTGTTCGCCGCATCCTCCGAGAGCTTGCGTGCCTCCTCGCTGGCAGCTGCGATCTGCTGACGGATACCCTCGACGCGCGCGTCGCAGGCCGCAGTGCCGCGCTTGTGCTCGTCGGCGGCTGCCTCGCGCGCGGCGGCAGCGCGGGCGTTCGGAATGTCGATGAGACGCGACCTGACTTCGGCAATACCCCCGCCGACGAACGGGCCGAGAACGGCCCACCCCATCAGCGCAACTGTGATCCAGAATTGCATGTGATCCCCCTTATGAAGTCTGCGTAGAGAGCGGAGCGCCTGCGATGTGCGAGGCGAGGCGGCGAAGCTTCCCGGTGCGGCCGAGGTACCAGACGAGAATGCCGGCACCGACGCAGCCGACGAGCCACGGGCTCTGCAGGACGAGGTTGCCCATGGCGACACCGGTTGTGGTCAGCGTGTGCAGGACGCCCGTCTGCTCAGCGAGTTGCGGAAGGTTGGCGGCAGCGTCCACGGCTGGCTGCGACGCGCTCGCCTCTACCACCTTGGCGGCGACGGTCACGGCGGGAACGCCTACGGCCAAGGCGGCGCCGGCGGCCTCCTGCTGGTCACCACGGGCGATGGCCTGGCTTCCGGCGGCGCGCAGATCCTTGATCGTCGGCGGGACATAACGGCGGATCGCCATGGCCTCCGAGACGTGGTGCTCGGCATAGCTGGTGGTGTCCGACTGGTTGGCTCCGATGCAGCGCCAGCGGCCGTTGCCGAGGTAGGTGTCGAGGAAAACGAAATGGCCCTGCCAGCGCACGTCGCCGCGGGGCAGGATCATAATGTCACCCGGCTGCGGGTTCTTTCGGGCATCGGTGCCATAGCTATTGTAGGACTGCGCGAGAAGGCGCTGATCCTTCGGCGGCAGCGGGACAAAAATTCCCTGCTGGGCCAGGATGGTGAGTGCGCTCGGGCCGCCCTTGATCAAATCCTTCAGTTCGTATTCGGCCTTGAAGAACTCAGCCGCAACCAGAGCGGCCCCGCCGGCCATGGCGCAGTTGGCCACCTCGTCGCTCGTGACGTCGGGACGATCGACAAGCGCCGACCAGCTCTGCGGCGTCCCGGCGATGATCGGGTTCGCCCTCGGCCCCTTGATCTCCTTTGTTCCGAGCCACCCACGCATGACTTCGAGATGCGCGGGCACGGATGGCACCACAGATTTGGCCATGGTAATCTCCGATGCTAGTGTTAATGGTGCGGCAAGCGTCGCTTGAGGGGCCGCGGGGGCAGGGGGCAATGCGGATCGCTTATCTCGACGGTCTGCGAGGCATCGCGGCAACCACCGTCCTTTTTTCGCACCTATTTCTGGTCTTTTGGCCCGCGTTGCATTCGGGCACGCCAGACGCCGTAAAAACAGGCTTTGAGATTACCGTTTATAATCTGCCGATATCGGCGCTTTACAACGGTAGCTACGCCGTGGCCGTGTTTTTTGTTCTATCCGGCTATGTGTTGAGCTGCGGATATTGGGCAACCAAGAATCCACGCGCAATTAAGCGCCTCGCGCTTAGGCGGTATCCGAGGCTGGCAATCCCGGCGGTTGCATCCGCGGTTCTTGTGTGGGCGGCCGCATCCGCCGATTTATTTCAGGCCCCAGCCGTCGCCGACCTTTCCTCGTGGATCAAGGCGGCGCTGCCAACCGACAAGCCGACACTCGCGGAGGCTATCCGCCAAAGTGCTTTTACGGCATTCTTTGTAGAATGGGCGCCCATCAATCCCGTCCTGTGGACGATGCTGGTGGAAACCTACGGCTCAGTGCTTGTTTTCGCGCTGTGTCTTCTTTCACCGCATTTCGGGCGGGGCCAGCCCGTCGTGTACATCGCCATTGCGTTAGGGCTTTGTTGGGCCCTCGCCGATATCGGCGCTTGGCTTTCTTTGTTCCTCGTGGGGATGTGCTTGGCGCAATACAAACCGGCGCCCATACCGCTGTGGCTGGGACTGGTCGCTCTATTCGCGGCGTTCAATCTTGCCAGCTGCGGCCATCCGAACTGGTGGCACGCCTGGATCGGCCCGCTCAAGTTTTTTAAGGTGAGCCCCTTGGTGCTTTCCGTATGCCTCGCCGCTACGCTGACGGTATGGGCGGTCTTATCGACCGCGAGTTTCAAAAGGGCGCTTTCGGCCCCGGTTTTTCGGCGGCTCGGGGCGTTGTCGTTCTCCCTCTACCTTACGCATCTTGTCGTCTTGGCGGTTATCGCCCCGCCGGTCTTCTCTGCGTTGCTGCCCGTTGTGGGCTACTCGCTGGCCGCCGTTGTCACGCTAGCGGTCTGCGTCATGATGGCTTTCGGCGCCGCCGCTGTATTCTATGCAGCGGTCGATGGCCCCGCGGTCGCGGCGCTCGACGCGGCGTTAGGATTATTCAGCATAGCGAACGACCACAAGCCCAGCGCTACCGGCGCCGCCGGCACTTGCCGACGCGGCGCCACCGCCGCCGCTACCCGTGTTGACCACCCCGGCGGACCCAGCGCCGCCGCTGCCACCAGCGCCCCCAACGCCCGACCCGCCCGCTCCCCCGCCGGAGCCGGAGAATAGCGAGCCGCCACCGCCGCCAGCGTAGAATTGTGTGCTCCCGGTGATCGCGCTTGAAATACCAGTGCCACCATTGCCGGATACGCCGGCTGACGTGTCCCCGCCTACGGCGCCGGCGCCGCCGCCGCCGGCACTTGGGAACGGGGAGGCGTTGTTGGCATTCGTGCCGCCGTTGTAGCCCTGCCCGCCAACGCCCGTTCCACCCCCACCGCCCGTGGCGTTGCCCGCGGCGCCACCGCCGCCCGACCCGCCGTTGGCGTTTGGGTTCGCGGCGTTGACGTATGCGCCGCCGCCGCCGCCCGTGGTGCTGATGGCATCGAAGACCGACGAGCCGCCTTGCGAGCCCGGCGATGACGATGCGTTGCCGCCCGCCCCGCCGGCTCCCACGGTGACGGTGTAGGAACCGGCACTTACCGGCACCGTCCCCGCAAGGACGCCCCCGGCGCCGCCGCCGCCGCTTGAGCCGCCGCCACCGCCGGCAACGATCAGATACTCAACCGTCCCGTCACCGCTCGCCGTGAACGTCCCCGACGAGGTAAACGTGTGGATGCGGTAGCCGCCCGATGTCGTGATCGTTCCGCCCGTGCTGTCGCCAAGACCGCCGCCCGCTGCGCCACCCGGGAACATTCCGGGCAGCATCGAGACGACGGCAGCCAGCACAAGACCGGCAACGAACGCATGCCAGCCCCAGCGAGGGCCGCGGGGCATGCGGAGACGCGGAAGGCGCAAGGGTGCCATCGGCGCCGACCAGGGCACCGTCGAGAAGAGGCTGAGCATGTTTGGCTTACCTGATGGGTTTGACGTTCTCGCCGGCGGCAGCGATCGCTGGCTTCGCCTCATGCTGGGCTATCGTCGCGGCAAGCACGCCGGCGAACTCCTTGACATCAGCGAGACCAAGCACAGCACCAACGTGGAATACGTCCGCGCCCCCGCCATCGGACTCCCCGAACAGCAGCTTGGTATTGCCGTTCGGGGCGATCTCAATGCGGAAGCGCGTCGCGTATGCGGCGGGAGTGACAGACATCGCTTAGTCCTTTACGATTTGGCGACTTGCTTGGAGACGACGAAGTGCGTCGTGGTCACACAGAAGATCATCAGCAAGTACCATTTATTATTGTCGCAGTCGGTGATCGTTGGCACTGCGCCGAGGAATTGGTTGCCGAAGGTGATGGTGCGATCCGTGCCGTCGTTGCCTTGTACAAGGATCGTCCGCCACGTTCCAGGCTGTCCGTTTGTGGGGTTGCCGATTTGCCGGGCAGCCGTGACGGTCAGAGAGAAATTGACCCCGGCATCCCAATCGACCGCGACGGGAGCGGCATCGGTCAACGCCACGAGAGCCGAGGCGCTTTCAATCAGGTCGCTCGTCACAACTTTGTTGGACGTAGCAGCCCGCATATTGGCGTCTGACGCCTTGTCGACGGCGAAGGTGCGGTTAGTCGAAAGGTCGCCGCCACCCGTGAGCCCTGTTCCAGCGGTTAGCGTCAGGCTCGAAGAAACGTCACCAGCGCCGTCATCCCCAGGTGCGCCCTTCTCAGCCAGCACCATCCACTCGTTCGTGTTCTCGTCCGGCTGGTTGTCGAGGTTGTCGTCGACACGAGAGACGTAAGAGTTTCCGTCCGTGAAGCTGACAACGTCGTTGCGATCGTAGGTGGTCAGTCCCGACCATTCCCCCATCGGCGTGAACCCGACAGCAGCCGGGGTTGCCGCTGAGAACGTGAATGTGCCGCCCGCGACGATGATCGAGTTCGACGGCGCCGTCATGATGATCTTGTCGCCAGCTTCGAGCGATATCGGGGCCGGGTACTTGATCGTCGTGTTGGCGGCAACAGCCAATGCCGCAGATAACGTCACGGTCGTGGCCGTCGCCTGCCGATAGACATTGACGGTCACGGTAGACGCGCCCCCGGTGACGTTGGAGATGGCGAGCACCGCTGCACCTTCCATCGTTGCCGGGCACACGATGACTTCGGTGTCGGTCGTGAGAACCGGCACCGCGAGAGATTTGAATGCCATGAGGTCTTAAGCTCCGAAGACGATGGCCATGGCCACCGGGTCAGGGATGGACGCGGTGGTTACGCCTGTCAGTCGGCCCTTTTGATCGACGGTGATGACCGGGACGGTGAGCCCGCCGCCGTAGCTACCGGGATCGACGGCGGTATCGACGAGGCGCAAGGCGCCCGTTGAAGTGATCGAGCCCCCAGCAACCACCTCGATACCGCCCTCGGCATCGATCTGCGTCACCGTACCGGCGCCGGCGCCGTCGATTCCCGGCTGACCCGCGGGGTTGATGTTCCACGAAGCGACAGTGCCAGACCCGCCGACCTTGTCGGCTGTGATTGTCACGTCGCCGCCGGAATAGGCCGTAACGACGCCCTCGACGAAAACCGTCGGATCGGCAGTCGACGATGCGCGCAGGCGCATGCCGGCCTGATAGCCGTAGCCAGTGCCGACGGTGAATGCCTTGGAGCCGGTCGAAACCGTGCGGCTCGTGGTGCTGGTCGATGCGTAGCCGGTAAAGCCCTGCTGCCCTCGTTCGCCCGCAACGGAGAAGTTCCAATCGGTGACCGCACCCGAACCCATAAAGAGGTCGGAAAGGATAGTGAGCGATGCCCCGGCATACGCGGTCACGACACCTTCGAGCCACTTGGTCGATGGGTTCGCGTTCGATGCCCCGCGAATGCGCGTGCCGACGACAATGGCAAGGTTGGCTTGCACCGTGAATGACATCGACCCGGTGCCAAGGTTACGGCTCGTGGTGCTGGTGGCCGCGTAGCTGGCGCCGGTAACGCCGCGCTGCCCCGCGAGCGAGAGGTTCCAGTCGGCCAGCGTTCCAGACCCGCCGACGAGATCGACGTTGAGCGTCAGCGTCGTGCTCGAATATCCAGAGCACACGCCCTCCATGAAATTGCTCGGGTCTGCCGCCGAAGCGGCGCGGACGCGAGAACCGACCACGTAGGCGAGCCCGGCTTGCGTCGTGAATGCCTTTGAGCCAGTTCCAATTGCAAGGCTGGTGGTGGATGTAGCCGCATAGCTCGGCCCGGTAGCGCCGACGGCGCCGCGCTCGCCCGCCGTATTGATGACCCATGAATTGATCGTGCCGGAGCCACCGGTCAGATCGGCGGTGAACACCAGGACACCGCCAGAATACGCAGTGACGATGCCCTCGATCCATTTTGTCGGGTCACTGGAGGCGGTCGCCCGAACGCGCATGCCGGCCGCGTAACCAAATCCAGTGCCGATCGTGAGCGACTTGCTGCCAGCTCCAATGTCGACGCTCGTTGTGCTCGTCGCGTTGAAGCCCGGGCCTACCGCTCCTGTCGGGCCCACCATCGTGATGCCGCTGTCCCACTCACCCGCGGCCTTCTTGTAAAGCTTCGGCTCATCGGTGCGAACATAAACCGAGCCGTCCCCGCCAAGCTCGTTCGACGGCACGCCTTCGCCGGAAAAGATGTCTGTCTGGCTGTCGATGAGCGCTTCAAACTGCTTCGCAAGATCTGCAGTCTGACCCCAGCCGGGAGAGCTTGGAATAATGGCGTATGCGGCCCCCGAGATCGTCGTGCCGGGCCACGGGTCTCCGAGCTCAATCTCGTTGTTGTCATTGACCGCCGCGACCTCAATGACGGTCATGCTGGCGAGATGAAACAGGCTGTCGCCCTCGCGCACACTGGCTAGCCATGCAGTGAGGGTGCCGGCTACGGTCGTCGAGCCGTTCTCGACAGCGATCGTGCCGGCGCGGTACCAGCGTCTATGCAGAGCCATGCGATGTCCCGATGGTTAGGTGAGCGTGCCGACGTAGATCTTGAAGTCGAACCGGATCGACAGCAGCGTGCGCGTGATGGTGAGGCCCAGCGTGTTGGATGAGCAGGAGATAAAGGCCCGCTCGCTGAGATAGAGAACGCCGCCGCTCGCAATAAACGTGTAGGCCGCCATGGCCGCGATGTGTTCGTAGGTTGGCACGCCAGGATTTGAGAACAGGCTGCCGCCCTCCTGGGTGTGGATGTACGTGCCGCCAGCGTCGAATATGCCTGGGATCGCCGCGATGCCCTGAGTGCCGCCGAAGGTCGTCACGCGAAAACAGCCAAGCACGATATCCGCGTTGACGTTGATCGCCGCAACCGCATGGTAGTTGTCGACGTTGACATTGGTTCTTCTGTTTGAGTCACCCTCTTCAATGCGGGCCGTCCGCGCAGGAAGAGTGACGCTCCCGACAAGCCAACCGGTTCCAGGTTCCGTTCCCGCGAGCAACTTCTCGTTGCTGTCGAACACGATGACCGGCGGATCGACAGAGTAATCGACAACCGTCATCCCGCCTGGCTGAATGATCGTCGTCATGTCGTCACGAGTGAGTAGCTTGGCCCCCCATAGGACGGACCCGAAACGGTGACGTTCTGGCCAGGCGCGGGCGAGAAACTGAAGTTCGTGGCGAACGACTGCCCCGCGAGGGCAAACGTGAGCGTCACCATCGGAAAGTTGCTCGGCTGGGCCGTCCCGATGACGCAGGTCCGACCGCGCGCAATGGGGAAATTCTGCAAGGTGTTGCCGTTACGCAGGTAACGCTTGCGCGCGTCGAACTTGCCTCTGCCAGCGCGGAAATCGGTCGGGTCTATATAGACCGCCTCGTCTGTAAGCTCCGGCGTCGCCTCGAATGTGGTTTCCAGAACGAACACCCGCCACGCCAGACTGATCGCACCATATGCACCACCGCCCGACCCGCCCGCTGCCCAGAACTCGGCCATCTTGACGTTGGTCGTATCTGCACCAACAGACAGCCACCGTGCCCACCCTCGGCTGTTGCCCTGAATGGGCACCGAGCCGGCGATGCGCTGCCGAAGACCGCCAATAACGACATAGCCCAGAACGAGTGGCGTCCCTGTGCGGCCGTGGGCAAAGAGGTTGTGCGCAGCCCATCCGATCGAGTTGCCGCCGCGGCCGGGCAGAGACAGCGTGCCTGACCTCTCACTAACGATTGCAGGGTACTGAAGGTCCGAGTGAAAGAGCACCCTCGGAAGGTTGCCCAGCGGGTTAGAGAACGGCGCGTCGTCATCCCCGGTGTAGATCGCGACCTTGCCGTCTTGAGCGAGGAAGTACGACATCAGAAGGTCATCCGGAACGACTTGCCGTTGAAGTCCAGACGCATCTTGTTGTCGCTGGACCGGATGATGCCTGCTGTGATTTCGCCAAGGTCCGCCGATATCGCAGACAGCGTCACCGCTTGGATGTGACGCGCCAGGATCGACCCGTCGGCAACCATGTCCCCGCGCAAGGCTAACTTTGCAGAGTCGTTGACGTTCTGAATGGCGAACACCGGTACGGCATCGCCACCCGTTACATCAGGGAGTGCCACGAGAAACTTATCGGCCACGACGGTGAAGGTTGACCCCGCGGGGCTGCCGTCGAGGGAGATCAGCCCGATGACCTGACCGTTATTGTTCACCGCAACGCCAAAGCGCGTCTCGATGCCGTTGATGACCTCTTGGATGACAACAACCGATGCGGCCTGATCGGCAACAGCGCCGGCAACCGTCGTGATTTGGCTCGACAATGAACTGTCGGCTTCGGCGCGCACGGTTTGTTCAACCTGGATCTGCGCCGAGGTATTGTCGAGGGCCGCTTGCAGCGTCGTGATCTGTTGCGCGAATGCCTGCTTGTCGGTCAGTCGCTGCGTCTGCTCAACGAGGATGGCGACCTTGTTCGTCCGCGCGCCGACCATGCCCCGAACCGACGTCTCGTTGGCGATGGCGATTTGACGGAACGCCTCCGTCAGCCCGGCCTGCACGGAGCCGAACGCGCCGTCTGCCTGAGTAACAAGGTCCAATTCCAAGCGCGCCTGAGGGTCCAGCATCTCCTTGGTGATGGTGTCGGGCGGCACCTCGGCGGCAACGTCAACCGTAAGAGGGTCTGTTGCGTCCGTCGTTTGCACCCATCCGGTCCAGTCCACGGCCCTTTCCGGAACGGTGACCGGGATGGCACGGATTTCGTAGTCGAGACCACCCTGGATGCCTTCGGTCCAAGTGTGTTGACCCGACCCCGGCTGCTCGACGCGCTTTTCCTGCGCTACCGTATCTCCGACTTTGCGATATTCGATGCGAATGGCGACGACGGTCGGGTCCGTGATGGCCGTCCATGTGGCCATAAGTCCAGGCATCTGCGAAGCACCAGAACCAGTGATCACTACCGCATCGACATTGAGATCCGACACGCTGGTGAGCGTCGGGCCGGCTGGCGGCAGATCGTTCGACGTGTCGTCGGCGAGCTCGTCAGAAGTCGACCAGTCGTCAACGCCGCTGTCCATCTCCCGCAGTAGAGGTGTAGACGTCAAATCCGGGTTGCGCTTGAAGCCCTCGATCTCGAACACTTTGGATGAGTACCCGCGACGGGTCGAGTTGACGGTGATCCAGTCTCCAACCTCCAACCCGAACCAGCGCGAGCGTAGTGTAAAACTCGCCCGAAGCTGGCGCCGGGCGCGCTTGCGCAGCATCTCCATAATGCGCTGGCCTTGGGTTCGCGAATGGACCGCTCCCAGTTCAATGCTTTGCGCCAGCCGAATGCCGCCGTCTGCCGTTTCATCCTCGCTCGATGTGCGCGGCGGCAGGGGGACCATGTTGTATCCCCGTGATGGGTCGGAGAATGAACCCATGACGGCATTCGTCAACTCAGCGCGCGACATGCGCGGCTCGGAGGTAAACGGCTCTGCCACGATCAGATCGTCATCGGAGATCGTCGCAACCGAGGACCGGGCTGCTCCAGCGATGATCCGGTAAATGCCCGCACAGCAGATAACGTCACCGGCCATGGACGCGATCACGGCTTCCAGCGCCTCGCGGTTCGGCTGTCCGGTGAGCGTCACCACGATGCCGCACTCGTAACGCGGCTCCGAACCGCCGGCCAAAAGGTTCACATCCTCATCGCAGATGTTTGCCGCTGCCTCGTAGTCAGACAGGCGGATTGCATCGGCGGGAGCATTGAGCCCTAGAAGGGGCTTACCCCCGGCGGAGAAACCGCGCAGCACGTTGTAGGCTATGACCGCAGAATTGCGCGAGAATACCCACGTCGATTGATCCGCCCATCTCTGGTCACCATCCCCACCGACAGACGTGTCAAAGCGCGGATCGTAGAGCTTGGCGCCGTCGACCACGAATATGATCTGCGGGATGCCGCCCTGAAACAGCGTTTCATCGTAGGTCGCTTCGACGACAGCATAGCAGACGTTGTGGCCCGTCTCGTCATCGGTCCACCCGCCTCCAGATGCGTCCCGAACTCCGGTGTCGACAGTCTGCGTCGCGGTGCCGTTATAAAACCGGACCTTCAGATTGGCGCCGTAGCCCTCAACCTCTTTGGTGCTCGAGTTCCAAGAGCATTCTTTGCCGTCGATCCATAGCCCCGCGAGCGCGTGGCACTCGTGATCGGCCAGCGCGACAACCATCTGCAGCACGGCATTGTTAGCCCCCGCGGTCTGCCAGTAAACGAGACTTCCGGCTGTCGCGGCCCGACCAAAGATCACCTGCCTTGGTGCGTTGGTGTCGAGCGTCAGCGTAAGTGTTCGCCCGCCCTCCACTGCCGAGCGATCGGAAGCCGATGACTTCGGCTTCGGCATGAGCTTCTTGGCGGCGTAGCCGAGCCCAACGCCAATCGCGATCTCCGCAATCGCAGCGCCGACTGTCCCGAGGACCGGGACAAGAAGAGGGGCAAGGAATGCCATTAGACGGCGAAGGCCCTGTCGATTTGGGCGCGGGAAATAACCAGCGGCCCCGTAGCGATCTTTGAATGAGCCATCGCGCCGTCGATAACTGCAGGACAACCCAGCGGCTCAATGACAGACGTAAACGCAAGGTCGCCCCGGCCAGCATGGGCCGGCGGGATTTCTGGGAAATTCAGCGCGACGTATTCCAGCATCGAGGTCACGCCCGCCTTCTTGAGCATCCGCATCGCCCCGATCTCGGTGGTGTAGCGGCGATAATCTGCGATCGGGTCGAACCCGGTGATGGCCAGAACGACATCGGCAAACATGGTGCAGTCGCTTGCCCCCCATGCAAAGGGCTGCCCATGGTGGCGTGCGATGGCCTCGCGCATCAGGCGCGGCCAGTTGTCGACCCGCGGGCGCCTACTTAGGACGGACAGGATACTGCGGGCCCTTTCGTCCCCATGCGATCTGGACGTCCGTATTCGCCGCCGTGGTGAACTTGAAGAACCCATCGTCAGCAGAGACGGAGCGCTGATCAGCATCCGAGCGCGTCCGACCATAGGACCGGGATAGCTCGCGATTGTTGCTCTCGATGATCGCCTCGATGGTGGAGACGTCGTCGACCGCATCCCTGACCACAAGGGTGTCGAGGAAGCCCGAGAACGTCGGCATGGCGTGAATGATGTTTCCATCCTCGCCGAGAAAGGCGAGGTAGACCGTCGCCGCCCGCTGATGCCAGGCCACGCCTTCGAGCAGGCTCGTGACCGACGACAGCACACCTGAAAGCGTGACCCGCAGTTGATCGGCATCGAGATCGGAGGACCCGCTGATCGGGTCCAGCTGCATGTTGCCGGCGGTCTTGATGTACGTCACGTCATCGAGCGTGACGTCATGCGTGCCCGACCAAATACCCTCGGGCCCATCAGGGAGATCGATGCGCAGCATATGGCGTATCGGTCCCGGGCCCCTGGCGAGGATCGCGATGACTTCCGAGGGGAGGCTGAGCATCAGATGAGCACCTGGACGCCTTCAAACGAGATCGACCCACCCTTAACCGGGTCAGGGCGGATGTCAGGTTTTGCGCTCAGCACCATCTCGCAATAGGGCGCGTCGAACAGCACGGCCGGTGGAGTGTCGGTCGTGACACTCGGATTGATCGTCGGCTCAACAGTGAGGTTGACCGCGCCTCCGCCTGACGCTGTCCCGCCCTCGATGATGCGATGCAAATGGTGCCGCGATCCGACCGGGATGGAGAACCAATCGCCGGCGGCGAGAACGAAACCAACCGGGAGCGCTGAGACCGTGACCGTGTCGCGCCCGGCACCGATGGTGGTGAGGGTGCCAGACCCGGTGAACTGGACGGCAGACACGAGCAATCCGGTGAACCCGCGCGGGTAGGCCATCGGCCAGCGATGCCGGGGGACCGTCGCCTTGAACATGCGCAGGGCGCCGCGCAGCGACGTCACCCATGCGTCAGCAGAAGCGAACGTTGCCCGATCGAGGATGCGCGTCCCGTACTTGGCCCGCCAGACGGGGGAGGCGAGTTCGGCCACGTTGAGCGCACCGCTGCCGGGCATGGCCTCGGTCTGCTGGCGATCGAGCACGAACGGGCGCTCTTCGGTCCATGCGCAGAGGGGAAGGGAGCGTGGGAACGTGATGGTCATTTAAATGCCGCTCCGAGCGAACCTAGCTTTTCGGTCGAAGGCGTTGGCGAGTTCCTTCTGCACCATCTCACGCATCTTCGGGAGCACCTGGGATTGCATCTTGTCGACGCCTTCCGCAGAGCCATTTTCGACGTTGAAGACGGGCGCGAAATTCACCGTTGCTCCACCGCCAGAACCGCTCGCGGCGTTTGGCATCCGGAGGTCTACGGGAATGCGTCTTCCGTCTGGCAACGGTACCGCTGCCTCGGGACCGGCCTCGCCGAAAATGGCTGCCGAATTGGAGACGCCGCCGCCTGCAAACCGAGGCAGAGGCTGAGGCCGCCCGTTCGCCGCGATGCCGCCCTTGGCGAACCCGAACAGGCTCATCAGTCCCGCCGCAAGCCCCGCACCCTGTGCGTTCCCGCCACGCCCGGTCAAACCGCCGAGCGCCGTCTCTACGAGGTCGTTCACGGCCATATCGATGAGCTTGTCGGCGATCTTGTTGAGGGCGTTGCCCAGAGCTTCGGACGCCGACACGCCGTCTTTCATGTCCTTGATGAAGCCCGACAGCATCTCTTTGCTCTCGTCGGCCGCCATCTGATAGGCGCGGGCGAGGTTCTCGGTCGCCGTGACGGCCTTCGCCATTCCCTGCGCAAGCGCTTCGATCTTGACCATGTCCTCAGCGGTGAGTTCGACACCGGCCTTGCGGGCTTCGTTCAGAAGCTCCTGCTTGGTGCGCATGTATTCGACCTGCTCGGCTGAGCGGCCGATCGCATCGGATTCGAGCTTGGCCATATCGATGCGCTGCTCGGCGCGGAGAAGATCTTTCTCGAATGCCTTGCGGGCGCGCGCAGCCTCAGCGTCGACAGCATTTGCCGCCAGCTTCGGCTTGTCGAAGTTGCGCGTCGTCGTGGTGCTGTCCGCGAAGCCCCGCCCGAGCGCCCGGGCGCGCATGTTGTCCTTCAGTCGCTCGGTCAAGGGCTTGATGTTCGACAAGCCTTCGATCTGGAATTCCAGCGGCAGTTCCTCGGCCAGCGCCTGCACGAGATCCTTCAGGCTTCCGAGCCCGTCCTCGGCTACCGAGATCTGATCGCCGAAGAGTTCAAAAACGGCAGCGCCTGCAGCAACGCCACCGGTTAGCAGGCCGAAAGCGCCAGCCGTTGCTACGATACCCGCGCCCAGAGCAACTACGCCGGCGATGATGGCCGGCGCGAACATGGCCAGCAGGCCGATACCAGCCACAAGCGCGGCCTTGCCCACGGTGTCGATGTTCTCGGCAAGGAACTGCATCGCCCCTGATATGCTCTGGGAAATGCCGTAGGTCTGATCCATCTTGCCGATGAACTCGGTGACGGAGTTGTTGAGTTGAGTAAACGCCTCGTCGATGGTTGCGGGCATCTGGTTGAACAGGTTGTTGACCTGTTCCGCGCCGTCCGTCATCGCACCGACGAGATCCATCAATTGCAGCTTACCAGCTGCTGCCATGGCAACGATCTGGCCCTTCGTTACGCCTAGCCGTTTGGCTAGCAACTCCTGCACGACGCCGGCATTTTCCATGACCGTGCGGAACTCGTCACCGTCTAGCTTGCCCTTCTGCAATGCCTGCGAAAACTGGAGGAGAACCGAAGTCTGCTCCGACGCCGCCGCGCCGCCCAGCTTCAGCGCCTTGGCGAGCGTGCTCGTGACCTCTGCTGCCGTCTCACTGTCGTAGCCGTAATCGCGAATGGCCGCCGCAGTGCGGATGTAGAGTTTCGAGTAAGCTTCAAGATCGACCCGAGCCTCGTTGGCGAGCTTGTTCAACTCCCCCGCCGACTTGAGTGTGATGCCGAATATCTGCTCGTTAGCGTCCAAGGAACGGGTTACGCGTGTCCATGCGTTGGCGTAGCCGATCACCTGATCGACGGTGAGATAGGCGCCGAGCGTACCCATAACACCGCCGAGCGACAGGGCGGACGACCGCATGCCGCGTGCGGCCTGGTCGAAGCGGGCCTGCATTGCGGCCATCGCCTTGTTTGTCTCAGCCTGACCTTGAGCAAGCTGCCGCGTGTAGCCTGAGAAGTCGGCCTGCAGGACGGTGATCAGCTTTTCGACTTCGACGGCCATGCACCCACCTCAACAGTCAGAAGCTCATCAGCCGTCTCATCCGACATCGGCGGCACCGCGTCGTCAGATTTATGGGCTTCATTCCACCCGGTCACAGTTGCCGCGAATTCCCAAAGCGAGATTCGACCAAGGGTCTCAACCGAGAGCCCTGGGATGACGGCGGCGTTGCGGTAGACGGCGGCGGCGTCGATGCGACCGGGCTCGCTGCCGGCGCCGCCTTGGCTTTTCCCTCAGGGTCGCCCTCGGCGGTGAGGGGTTCGATCTCAAAGCCGAACATCAACGCGCCAGCGATGAGGCGCGCGACCTGCCAGCTCTCTGCTAGCGGGCGTTCATCCACATAGACGCGGACCAGTTGCAGCGCGGCTACGGGCGTCTTGCCTCCACCGATCAGGCCAATGCGAATGGTCTCTCGGACGTCGGCGATCTTGTAAGTTCCGCTTTGCAGCCGGTGGTTCACGACCGCAAACGGAGCGTCGCATTTCTGCTCCAACTCCATCGCCCCGGGGACGGTCAGGCGGAAGGTGTGCGTACCGTCCGCCCAATCCGTCGTGAATTCCGCCTTGAGATTGCTCATTAGGCGGCGTTGACGAACGTCACTTCGCCGTCCATCTCGATGCTGATCTCAGCTTGGATCTTGCCGCCGCGCTCGACGGTGTTCCCGATGTTGGTCAGCAGGGCCTGGCCTTCCTCGTACTCAGGCGTTCCGGGTGCCGCGTTGACGTGACGGACCTTGATGTTCTTCGTCAGGCCCGACTTCCACCAGTTGAGGAAAACGCCGTGGTTCTCGGCAGCCCAGACACCGCTGCCCGACGCGCTCCACGACAGGGCGTTGACGGCCTTCTCAGTCCATGCCGGGGCGTCCTCATCGGAGCAGTCGGGGACCACGGTCGAGTTGACCTCGGCCGTTCGCTGGATGCCCTTCGAGGTCAGGCCGCAGACGATGGTAAAGGCTTCCGGTGATCCGCCGTCGCCGATCAAGATCTGAAGCTTGGAAAACGTGCCAGTGGTCGGCTTAGCCATTGGGGTCTCTCCTTAGGAGGTGGTGACGGCCTTGAACACAACGACGGCCATCGTCAAAGTCGGGTCATCGGGGTCTTGCTGGTTGATCGTCTGGTCGTAGTCGAACCACCAGACATCGGCGCCCGAGAGCGCCATGTCTTCCCGGTCCTGCAGAACCTCACGCACCTGAGCGGCGAGGTTGCCGGTCACGATGCGGTCATTGGCAAAGACGTGAACGCGGAGCGTGTATTCAGAGCCGTCGCCGCAGTCGTCCTCGAAACGCCTGACGGTCGGGACGGACAGGCGGATGTAAGGCGAGGTGAGAACGACACCCCAATCGGTAGCGATGCGCGTGGCCACGGCGGCAGAGATCGTTGCGTCAGCGAGCAGCGCCAGCCGAACAGCCTTGAAAAGCTCCACCGTGGCGTCGCGGCTCATTGGCAACTACCCCCGCCAGAGGTCTCAACAACGGCGCCAGCGCCCGCCGCTGTGGCGGCACGGGCCGTTTCCTCGTCAATCTCGATGACGCCCGGCTTGTGGACGATCAGCGCCAGCGCTTTGCACAGGACGCAGTGTTTCCGCGAGCGCTCCGCCCAATGGCGGAACTCGCGGGTGAAATGGAACTGAACCATCAGGTTCTGGCCCCACGCTTCACGGCCGCGCGAACGTCGGCCTTCACCTTTTCGATGTTCTCATCGTAGGCCGGACCCATGTGCGGACGTGGCGCCATGCGGGACGTTCCGAGTTCGAGGTAGGTCGCATAAGGCACGTTGCCGCCGGTCTCGAAGCGGATGGTGTCGCCCGTCGATGCTTCCACCGACGTGATGGACTGATGCAGTCTGCCGCTGTCGGCTGCCGGGAACTCGCCGGGGGCGGATGCCTGGTGCGTCGCACCCTTGCGGTGCTTCGACTTATAGATGCGGCCCGACTTCGGCGGGTTGATGATGCCCTCGACGGCTCGGTTCTCGATGGCCAATGCGCCACGTTGCAGCGCACGGCGCACCTCGGCCCTAGTCTTAGCGCCGATCTTGCCGATCTTGGCATTCCATGAGCGCAAGCCGCGGACCTGAGCCACTAGATCTTCACCCCGGCAACCTGCCACGTCGCATCGGCCGGGTCGGACGTGACGTCTGTCACCCGGAAGTGCTCCATCGTGCCGTTGATCGGACGTTGTGCGGTGATCTCGTCCCCGAGCTTCGGCCGGGGAAGGGCGGCATCCTGCACAAGCACAACCTTAGCCGTGTTCGCGGCGTATCCGCGAACGGCCATGACCTCGGCTTTCCAGTCGGACACGAACCCTTGCCCAACGTGATCGGTGAGGGTGCGCACTGGCGTGCCGTAATCGTTCAGCGTCTCGGTGACGACATGCAGCGTCGCGGCCGGCAGGACATCATCCGCCAGCGCGCCGCGTAGCGCGTCTCCGATGTCGGCGAGTAGGGTCATTGAGCGTCCCTGCGTATTCCAACGTGCTCGCACAGTGCCGAAAGCTCAGCTTGAGCGCTGATGTCATCCTCTGTCGGCTCGTTCTTGGCCCGCACCCTCTCCGCCAGATCGGGCGTGATTGACAAATCGCAGAGCTCGACCCGTTCGCCGTCAGAGATGACAGACCCGTAAAATCCAAACGTAAGTTTGGCGGAGTTCTGGCCAGTAACCTCGGCCGCGAAAACTCTGACGTAGGCTCCGCTCGGGATGGCGCTCAGCACTTCGTCAGTCAGGCCGCCTTCGGCAACTACCAACTGCAAGCTGATCGTCTTCGGCATTCCACCACTCTCCCCGATCGTCATTGCTGCGGCTTCCGCTTCAGCGCGGCGGCGAGCATGGCGCCCGTCTCTGCCTCAGTGATCGGGCTCACGATCTTGTCGCCCTGCATCCAGCCGATGTAGACGCCGTCCCTGTAGATGTGCGGCACACCGCCAATGAACGTCACTGTCATTCTCGTCGATGTGTTGGCCATTAGACCACCAACACGCCCGGAGAATTGCGCCTGCGAAGCTCAAGAAATCTGCGCCCGTACAGCGTGCCGCTCAGAGAGGCATCCACCAGGAACGAGCCCGCGTATTCGATCTCGACCGTATCGGCCTTGACCCGCTTGATCGGACCAGCCTTCGACGCGGCCTTGACGCCTCCGATGGACTGCTCCTCGGAGATCATGTGCGCGGCGAGGTACATCAAAGCGGGCTGGTAGTCCGCCTCAGCCCAGCACGTCGAGACGTATGCAACAGCCTCGGCGAGCATGGCCGTAACCGCCCCGTCCGCCACTGAGGCGAACGCGGTATGGCGCGCCTTGAATTCAGCGGCAGTTGGGACGGTGTAGCTCATGGGTTAAGCCTTCGGTTTCTTGGAGCCGCCCCTTTTGCCGTCCCCGTCGTGGTCGAGCGGGTCGACAGCGGGAGCGGCCGCAGCACCGGTCACAGCCTTCAGATCGCCGCGTTCCAGCCACTCGACGACGCGCGGGCGGTCCTTGAGGGTGTCCCAAACGGCATCGGAAAACTCGCGTGTCTCGCCGGGTCCGATCATATGTACGCCCGCGATCGTCATCGGCCCCGTTCTCGTGTTCTGAATTTTCATCGTGCTCTCCTTAGTTTAATGGGGAACCGGAGCGAGCATCCCCCGCTCCGGCGTGAGTGGCCTACAAATAGTCACGATACCGAACGGCACCCGGGCGACGGATGTCGAGGCCACCAAGGCGGAAGATGCCCGGCACTTGATACAGCATCGGGTTCGCCTGGAAGGCGGGCAGGAACCGCAGCGGCATCGGAATATGCATCTTCAGCACCTCCGGATCCCGCTTGTAGGTAATCATGCGCTTGTGGCCCGAGGTGCCTGCCGTCTCCAGCTCGCGGCGAGCGCGGATGCGCAGCGGCTTGCCCGTCTGCATCGTGTAGACGTTCGCCTTCGTGACGTACTCCAGCACCGTCATCGACATGGTGGTGTCGAGGCGCTTGGTGGAGATGAAGGCGTAGGACGACAGCGGCAGAAGCAGCGTGTCGCACAGCTCGATGGTCTTCGAGGCCGTCCACGTGCCCGTGATCGGCTCGTTGATATCCGTGAGGATCTCGTCGGCCGTCTTGCTCTCCCACAGCGTCGTGGCGGCGCCAGCACCGTCAGCAACGTCAGTCGGAGAGATGCCCGAGTAGTTGATCAGGCCCGTGAAGCCCGCGATGGCGGTGCCTCCGACATCCTTACCCGTGTAGGCGACGCTATCGCAGAGTTCCTCGTAGGCACGGCGGGCGGCCGATGCCTTGTCAGCCGTGAGGTTGACGGCTGGCGTCACCATCCGAGCCTGATTGATCTCTTCGAGCGAATAGTCGTAGCCGATGCCGGCCATGACGATCGGCGTCTCGAACTTCGTGCGGTTGATGTCGACCATGGGGAAGTCGGTACCGCGGCCGTGCAGGAGCTGCGCCTGCCCGACCTTGTCGCTTGAGAAGTAGGTGACGGTGGTTGCCCAGGGGTTGGCCGAATTGTCGATCGGCACGTCCTCAGCATAGGTCAGATCGGGGTACTTCTTGGCCCAGACCTGCGCCTCGATGTGCGATGTCTGGGAGAGCAGGAAGCTGAGGGCCGCCTGCGCATCGTAGAGGTTCAACATGGTGCGTGTGTCCTTCTATCTTGCGATGAGCACGGGGCGGATTAGTTGAGGCGGACGCGGCCGATGGCGTTCTCAGCCAGCGTGTCGAGCCAGCGGCCACCATCGATGACGGTGTTGCCGCCGGTCACGGTGATGTCGAAGCCTTCGCCGACAATGAAGTCCTGCGAGCCGTCGGCGAGCGTGAAGGCGAGACCACCGAACGAGTAGGCAACGGCGACCGTGCCCACCGGGCCAATGATCGCACCCGCTTCGTTGGTGATCACGAACGAGCCTGCATTCGATGCAGTCGCGGTGATGCGCAGCTTGTAGACACCGTTCGGGATGTCGCCCGATACGGTGACCGTGCCCATCGTGCCGGTGTTGGCCGCATTGCCGCCCGACTTCGCAGCCGAGGAAGCCGTGCGGTCGCCGATGACGTTGGTCAGCGTGCCGGTCGGGGTGCGATAGACCTTGTCGCCCGCCGTGACGGCAGCAACGGCCTTGCAGAACATCGTCCCCTTGACCATCAGGCCGATGGTGTTGCCTGCGAGGTAAACATCCTCGTTGGCAGCAGGGAGCGCCACGTCACGAAGTGAGAGGCCGATGAACTCACCGGCAGCACCCAGCTTGACCTGATTGGCAGCGGTGCCGCGAATGACGGCAAGGCCGAAACCGATAGAAGCTGGTTCGCAGACGCGCGAAATAACGTCGGATAGACGCATGTCTGCGATCTGGCCTTCGTAACCACGATCCAACGTGGCGTTGTAGTTGGGCTGAACGTTACCCATGGCTCATGTTCTCCTGAAAAGAGGTGTGGGGGAGCGCCGGGGTGCTTACGCAGCCCAGGCGTTGGCCTGACCGGCGAGGCACTTGGCGCGAGCCTTCTCGGCGTCATTGACGCTTGAGGTCGCACCGCTGCGCATGGCATCGCGCACCGGATCGGCATCAGCAGCGCCGTCCTTGGTGAGCAGCGCCAGCGTGTCGAACATCGGGGCGATGGCGGCGTCTTCCTTGTCCTTGACCGCATCATCGCCGAGCTTCTTGGCAACCACGGCCTTGCGGACGTCGGCGAGCGACTTGCCCTTGGGGTCGAAGTCCGGAACGAGCTTCTTTGCCACGTCGATGACTGCGGCGCGCTTCTCGAACATCGCTTCGAGCTGATCGACTGTCGGCAGCTTAGCCTTGAGGTCGGTGATCTCCTTGTCCTTGTCGGCAAGGGCCGTGGCGTGCGCCGTCTTGGCGTCGGCGAGGGCCTGCTGTGCGGCAGTGACGGACGCGGCGCCGTCGCTAACCTGCTTCTGCAGCTTGGCGATGGCTTCGGCGCCCTGGTCGGTAACTTCGATGGTGAGGCCGTCGATCACGACCTTTCGCAGAGTGCTCATGGTGTCGTTCTCCTTGTCGTGGTTGTCCGAACGGCGATCGCCGATGCGGCATTCACTGCCCGCCCGACCACGCTCCACGATGGCGACGTGATCGACGATGATGTTGCGCTGCTTGGCTTGGTACTTCTGGCCATCGGGCGTAACGCCGTCCTCGAAGACCAACTCGCACTCATAACCGACGCTCAGTTGCTTGGTGCCGCCTTTGACGGCCGCAATGGCCGCGGCGTCGGCTATAAGCATCGGGATGCGTACGAATTCACCATCCCGCACCACTTCCTCGCCGATGTAGCCGACGGCCGCGTCCTTCCACGTTTCCGGCGTCACCGAAGTGGCCGGATGTGAAAGGCAGATCGGCTTGTGCGGGTAGCTGTTCAGGCTGTCCCGTTTGAAAACCTCTTCGGGCTCGCGATAGACGCGCACCATCGCCAAGTCCGGTCGGCCAACCTCATGGCCGGCGTAGTCTTGGATGTTGCCGCCTCGTGCGCACCGCGCATTCGCGACGAGAAAGCCATTGCGGGTTTCCCGCACGCCGGCGACGTCGGCGAGGTCATAGAAGATCATCGATGTCTCCGGGGTTAGCGCGTCAGGCAGGGCGTTGTGAGCGCGTCGTGCGTTGACCAGCCGCGATAGATGCGACGCTTGACCATCCAATAGCTCAGCCCGGCCTCCTCGCACGCCTGAGAGAGGGGCATCGAGACACCGCTGTACTCCACGACATGGAGACCGCGGCGATTGCGGCTCTGCTCTTTTTTGGTGGCCCAGCGGCAGTTGCTTTTCGAGTAGCCCTTCGAGTTTTCGCGGCGGTCTATCGAATGCGACGCCGATGGACGCCGCCCCATATCAGCAAGGAAACACTCGTAGCCAGAGAGCCCGTCTTCGCCCTTGGCCCATCGCTCGCAGACTCTAATCCCGCGCCCGCCATAGTTACCGTACGCGGCGTCGTCGGGGTTGAAACACCGCGCCATCATCCCCGCGTGCGCGTTGAACTCTGGCGTTGTGCGCCGGCCCTGGTACGAGCTCTCGCCGTGTCGCCGGTTGGCCATGCCCTGCTTTCGGGCGATCTCAACGCTCTTCTCGCGTGCCCAGCAACCACAACTTACCGTATCGCCACGGACGAGATGATAGGCCGCCACGACTTTCGACGTGCCGCAGTCGCATTGGCAGCGCATGAGCGCTATGCCCCGCCTACCACGCCCATCGAGCGCCTCAACAATCAGGCGCCCGTAGCGCGAGCCGATCATGTCAGCGGGATTGGTCCTCATGCCGACCTCGCGATGTGCCTCAAGTACCTAAAATAATTACGTCGAACACAACCGCCGAGCCCGAGGAGCTGTTGGCCAGCTTCAGCAGGTCAGTCGAGCCGCCCGTGACAGCCCACCCCGTCTTCGGAGCAGAGATCATGAACTGACCACCGGGCGGGATGGCAATCGTGTCTTCGACCGCACCGAACGGGCCTTGAAACTGCGTGGCCGATGCACCGCCGATGACGACGTTGTTCACGTTAGTGTCAGCTGCCTTGATGATAATGGCCTTGATGGTAGCGAACACCACCGCGGCACCGAGCGGATTGACCAGCGAGCCAGCGAGGTCGAGATCCTCGCTCGAAGATGCTGCGATGGACTTGGTGTCCATGTAAATTTTTGAGGCCTGATAATTTCCAGAGCCGTTGGCGAGGTCGAGCGGGTTATGCCCTGGGTACTTCCACTCGACAGTCCCGAGGTCGGGAGCGCCGGTCAGGCGAAGGTCGGCAGTCGCTTTGAGCTTGGCGGAAAGGCCCATGGCAATATCCCTTTGCTAGTTTGAAGCCGTAGCGGCAGCGTGCTCGGCAAGTTCTTCAATCGTCGATATGCGTTGCTGGATCGCAGCGAATAGAAGCGACCGATACCGGGTGATGAGTGCGTTTGAGCCCGACATGCGGGCCAAGTCCTGGCCTTCAGGCGAGAAGCCGAACACGCGCTCGAACAGCGCCTCTGCGTCGGCCTCGGTGAACTCTGCCGCCTTCCTTGCGGCCTCGATGATGTCTCTTGCCTTACGCGCTTCGGCCTGTCGGATCAGCGCGGCTTCTCGGTTCATCGCAAAGACGTTCTCGCCCATCGTGCCGGCGACGGTATCGATCAGCCCCTCGCTACTCGGGTCGAACGGATCCTCTGGATCACCCTCGGCACCAAACTCTGCGGCATCCTCTGGCGTATCGATGAGGACGGCCAATGCGCGGCACCGGCAGTTGATTGGGCCGCCCGGGATCTCACCGCTCGGCGGGGCGTCCCACGGGTAAATCTTGTTGTCACGAGCGCCGTGACTGTCGCGCTGCCGGCCGTCGATGATCGTCTTCCACTTAAAATGAGTTATGCCAGCCTGCTCCTGCCTGAAGCGGTTCATGGCCCCGTTCAGCTTGTTGGCCTGGTCCCGAGCGATGAGCCTTGCTCGGCCGCGCCCGATGTCCTCGATGTTCGTCAGCGCCTTGGCGATGTCCGCGTTCGACCGGCCTTCAAGAATAGACCCGAGCACCTCACGGTTGATGCGGTAGGCCATGTCCTCCGTCAGGTTCTTGATGAGGCCGACGAACTCCTCCGACTTCACCGAGAGCAGCTGCACCAGATCGTCATCAGCCAGCAACTTAGCGACGTCGATCTGCGTTCCGGCCTTGACCGCAGCCGTCCAATTGCGCGTGTGGCGTCCACCCTCCGCAGCGATCGCAGCGCGGGCGCGGGTTTCGGCTTGTGCGGCGTAGACTTCGGCCTGCCGCCTCAGCGCGTCGATAATGGATCGAGCACGCTCGCCGGCGTCGTCGGCCTGCTTCCTGACGAGAGCCTCGACGTGATCGACCGGCATCACCTCGATCTCGATGAGGCCGACCTGCGCCCAAACCTTCTCAGCCCGAACCACCTCCAACACGTTGGCGCGCGTCCAGGTCAACATAGACTTGACGCAGCCATTCAGCGTCGTCAGCAAGTCGATCTCGAATGCCTGGGTCGGGAGCACGGGGCGAAGCACGATCTGCCGCCTTTGCCTTCCCTTTGGGAGCATTTTTGATAGCTTGAAGCTCAGCATGGCCGCGTTCGAGCTCCAGATCTGAGTGTGGATCCTCGGGGATCAATTCGCCATCCTCGCCGACCTCTTCCTCGATGGCGGCTTCAAGCCCAGGATATGTCCCGTCCTCGATTAGCGAATTGACGATGCCCTCAGCCAGCGACTCCTCTGGCATGATCGCGAGGTTGACGTGGATCTGCGCCGTCTCAGCCTTCGTCTTCGCAAGCGCCGCTTTCTCCGTTGCCGTCATCTGAGACAGCGGGCCGAACTCAAAATAGACGTCCTTCGGCATCGCTCCGGTCGCGTCGCGCCACAGCACCTCGTCGAGGATTTTAAGCTTAGGGCGCAGGTCGTAGGTGCGGAGGCTGTCGAGCATCTCGTGATAGTTCTTCTCGTCACCCTCGCCGGTAGCATTTAGTCCCTTGGCGGACGTCCCGAGCAATCGGGTCAGCGGGATGTCGGAGACGCCGGCGACGACCTGCAGGAAGGTCATCAGCACATCAGGCAGCCCGGCGAAGGTCGTCTGGGTGCGGTTGTGGGTATCGCCTTCGTCGAGCAACAGCGTGTTGTTGGTGCTCTTGAGCATGCTTGCGGTCTGGAAACGCTTGATCACCCACTCAGTACCTTGCGGTGTGGAGAGCGCCTGACTGAGGCCCTTGTAGTTGATGACGTCGACCTTGGCCTCGTGGATCAACTCAGCGATGCCCGTGTGCGAGAGCGCAGCCGCATGCAAGGCGGAGTAAACAACCTGCAGGATGCTGTCGCCCCAGCCATCTGGGTTGGTGCGGGTGTCCGGACGCGGCTTCCCAATGAAGCGGATAATCCGTGAAGGGTGGACCTCGATCGATCCCGTCGTCGGGGCGCTGATTGTGTAGTAGCGCGGCTGACGAAAGAAGGGCGACACTGGATCAAGGTTCGGCTCGGACGGCTGCACCTCCCACTTCTGCAGCGTGGTTAGGTACTTCAAACCGCCCTTGCGGATCGAGCTGATGTTCAGCGGCAGCGTCGGATTGCCGGTGTCGGCGCCGATGAGGATGGCCGAGCCACCGAACGCACGAGCCCACTCCATCGCCTCTTTAAGCTTGGACTGAAGCTCCCACCGCTCCTCCGCCTCCTCGATGACTTCGATCTGCTCTTTCGTCGCCTGCCAGGACCGCCAAGGGCGCAGCATGTCGACAACCGGCAGATCCACCACTTTGCGGGCAAGTCCCTCGCCGCGATACATCGCCTCGAGTTCGCCGTCATGCAGGAAGCGGATGCCGAACTTGTCGGCGGCCATCTTGCTGTTGCCGATCGCCATGTTGGCGGCGAGGTTCGTCAAGCTATCGGCGATCACGCGCTCAAGGTTCATGCGTGACCTCAGACCCAGAGTTCTAGCGGCAGCGGCCCACACGGAGCCGGGAAGTAAAGCATCACCAGCGCGTCTGCGAGATTGGGGGAGCGCGTGCCCTCAGGTGTCTTGTCGACGATGAGGCGCATTCGTCCGTCCCTATCGCGGGTCGGCTGGCTCAATTCTTTCTCAAGCTCGCGCAACAGCGGCAAATCGGACGGCAGACTGATCATCTCGTCAGCCGGATAGGCAATGTCCTCGTGGATGGCGCGATAGGTCTTTTCAAACCGCCGCCGCACAGCCCACCATGCCTGAGCCTTGAAGTTGCCGAAGAAGTCTTTGTTCAGCGGCGTGTTCTGATCGTCAGGGATAATGTGCTCGTCCGGATCGAGAACGGTAGCGCCTGCATTCCATGGCACAAAGCGGATGTGCTGAACCTTTGACTGCGTCTCGGGATCCTCGTTGAGCCGGTTCGCCTCTGCCTTGACGCCCGCACCGACACCGATGCAGTCGTATTGCATCTCGATGTGCTTGTGGCCCTCGCAGGCCGCGACGGCCCGCCGTGTCGTCTTGCCGGTGTCGACCTCGCCCCACTTCTCAGCGCTCTTGAGCACCACGCCTTTGCGCATCAGCAGCGCATTGGAATCCATGCCGCCGTCGGCCACATCGAGGGCGGCCACCCAAAGGCCGTCGTCGGTGAAGCCGAGCTTTACGTGCGCGTCGATCGCTGCCTTGACCCATTCGGCTGGGATGATCACACCCTCGACCGACGCAGCGTAGTTGCGCTCGACCTCCTGAGCGAACAGATGCAGCAGACCTTCGTCGACCGCTTTCTGACGCCGGCCGTCGAACCACTCCTGGTTCTTCGCCGGGTGGTCGCGCCAGTCCATCACGAACACGTTGGCGACGCGCTTAGACACCTCTTGGCCGGGCACCCAATCCTTGCCGCTCTCGCGCCGGCGATAGAATACGTTGCCGATGCCGTTGACGGAGGAGATGTCGATCTGAACGCGGGTGTTGTCGCCGAGCGCGGCCTCGATCAATTCAGGCCGCTCATAGTGCGCGCTCTCGTCCTTGAAGTAGATGCGCTTGCGTCCGCCGCGGCCGATGTTGTCTCCAGCCTCGCCTGTGATCGTCGCGCCCGTCTCCGGATTGACGATCTTCATGTAGCCCATGTGGTCCTTCGGGCTGAACCCGGCCGGCCAAAACTCGCGGGGCAGTCCCTGGATGATCATGCGCATCTTCTGAAAGATGCTATCCGGGTCGCCGAGCTTGTCGACGAGTATCTCCTTGCGGCTGCCCCATCCGACCGCGACGCCAGGCCAGAATAGCCACAGCCACACTGAGAATGCGCAGCAGACCCACGTGGCGCCAACGTCCCGGCATTTCTCAATCAGCCCGCTACCCTCGCCATCGAGACAGGCGAGCAGGAACTGCACCATCTCCTTTTGCCGCCTGAAGAGGATGAACGGGACGTGCGTCGGTAGATCGCTGCCGGCCGCGCGCGGGTCGTAAGTCGAAACCCAGTGCTCTATGAACTCAGCGGGCCGCGTTCGGTAGAACTCGCGCCCTCCATTGACGTTCTGGCGAAGGGCCATCAGGCGCTGTTGCCGTTCCATGTAGACGGCAACATAGTCCGGAGGCCACGCCGCTACGGCACCCATGCCCAGGACTTGCGTTGCTGGACGAGCTTAATGTTTTGTGTCGTCACGCCGAGAACTTCAGCCATCACCTCGACGGACTGATTGCCCTTCCGGATCAGATGAACATCAGCAACGGTCAGTCGCGCCGTCGCAACGCGCTCCCCGCAGAGATGCGTTCCGTGCTCAGCCTTGTCCGCCTCGTTCTCGGCTGGGGTTGCCCAGTAAAGATGTCGAGGGTTTACACAGCCGCCGCACCCGTTGCCGCAGGAGTGCGCGGCTTGGTGTCTGTGGGTAGGGGGTTCGCCGTGAGCCGCGACACACATGATCCTCGCCGCCGTATGACAGCGACCATCGATCTCTACCTGTCCTCGACCGTTTTCGGTCTTGGCGAATGGCCAGTCGAGACACTCATTGCCCGCATACGAGGCGTGCTGCGCTATCCAGGCTGCCAGCGTCCCCGCAGGGGAAGGCGACTTCCCGCCCGCCGTCGGCTCGCCGTGCCGGCGCCAACGCGTGTAGTGCGCAACGCACCAGCCTTTTCGGCTTGCCGTTTTATCGCAGCCCTCGATTGAGCAGGTTGCCTCAAGCATCGGGCCGGATCATCCTTGCATAGGCCTCGGCAGCCTCCTGAGGGCTCATCTCACGATTGACGGTGGTCATCTCGATCGGTGCGCCATCCCTGCCTGTGTGCTCGTGCTTTTCAGTCACGAGGCCCAGCAGCTTGGCCTTACCCATCACCGCTGAGACCGCAGCGCTGATGCCTCTAGGGTTCTGCATCGCAGCGAGGCGGGCCTCTTCCAACTCCCCTACAAGGCTGTCAATCGTGATCTCGTGGCGCTCGGCGTGCCCACGTTGTAGCTCCGCCAATCTTGTGGTGATCTTGGGGTTATCGGTGAGTGCTTTCGCTTCCCGGTTCACCGTGGCAGGCTTCATGTCCTTGGCATCGTAGGCAATACGGTACGCCTCTGACGCAGAGCCAGTCTCGACGAGTGCCTGACAGAAGGCCTCCTGCTTCGCGGTGAGCTTGTTGCTCATGCGGCAAAGCACGCCGGGTTGATCTTCGCCACCTTCGCAGCCTTGCGGTCACGCTTGGCCTTGGCGCGTTCCATGCGAGCGGTGTCGACTGGGGTTGCCTCAGCATGGCCACCCTTCACCAAGCAGCGGCGTTCGCGGTCGTAAACCTCCCCTGGAACCTTTCCAGCGGTGAGTTGCCTATAGCGGCGATTGGATACCTTGAGGATCATTCCAGTCTGGCACTCGCATGAACGACGCCGCGCAGCGTCTCGGTTTCGACCCGCTCGCCATTGGCGGACTTGATGAGCTTGCCCGCAGCGTCACGCTTGACCACCGTGACGTAGCCGCGCTCGGTGTCGAAACTATCGACCCACCGGACTGGCTTTCCGTCCAGGGTCACAACGACGCCCCTCATGCTGCGCTCATGAGGCCGGCTTGAACCGTCCCGAGGTCTGCGGTGATGGCTGAGAGATCGACGGCGTCGATGCTTATGTGGCCAATTACGCGCCCGTTGCTGTCGATCACTGCCCCATAGTTCGTCCAGGGCTCGACCGGTAAGTCAGCCTTCGGCGCCTCGGCAACCGGCAGATGGGCGGCGACAGCGGCTGCCGGCGCCATGCCCAGAAAGCCCAGAATGGAACGGCGACTGATCATGCTGCCCTCTTGCGCTTTGCCTGCGTCGGCGGGTCGATGATGCTGGCGTATCGGGCCTCCAGCACTCGGCGCCCGTTCTCAGGGTTGTTGCATTCGTGGTTGAGCACGTAAGGCGCGCCTCGGTAGTCGAACGAGTAGCTGCACACATACTGACCCGGCCGGTCATCGGCATAGCGATGCGTCGCCTTGAAGTTCTGCACCTCTGGTTCGGTCATGTGCGCAACCATGGAAATAGAGCCGCCTCGCCGCCGATCAGGCTAGCGCCGCTTGTGTAAGTTCACTGATGCGGGTGTCTGGCGCGCCGTCTTACGAGCGAGCGGGGCAGCGTTCGGAAATGTCTTGGGTTTCTGGCGGCCGGGGCAATAAAAAAGGCGCCCTCTCGGCGCCGTTTCGACCTATCTAGTGACCACGATATACTTTTGTGGTGATTTGCTCGGCCGTGCAATCCTGAAACCGCCGCAATGTCGTCATCGTTCTGCCGCGTGGTTTTCAGGCAACAGGCGCTGACGTGCGGGATCGTGATAGTCGCCGCAGTGGCGGCACCACCCTTCGTGCTCGATCACACCACCTCGATGGCTCTCGTGCCAGAGCCATGAGTGCCACCCCAATGCGCAGAGCAACTTCGTGAGCATTCCAGCCTCCTAGGCTCTATACTGTTTCACGGTGTGAAACATTTACTCGACCGGATCAGCGTTTCCCGATGGCTCGCTGAGGACCATGATGGAAACCCACCCCATCCCGCCATCAACACCGTTGAGCGCACTCTATGGCGCGCGCGTCCTCCTCGCTCAACATGACCGCTTTCACGTGACGTTGCGGCGACTTCCACTCGATCTGAACCTCCACCATGGCCATCTACTGTGCCTCCAGCTTATCCTTGGCCACGGTCACGACTGGCACATCACGCCAGCGGTGCTCGCTCGTTACCAAGCCCCTTGCGGTCCACTTTTGCTGGAGTCTGGCAGGCTCTACCAGCTTGCCTGACCAGTGCGGCTCGGTGAGCTGGAGCCATCTGAACTCTGCCGTTGGGACGAGTTTCGCACACTGGCCGTCGATCACGATATGATCATCCTCGCTCATCGCTGCTCCAGTCCGCTCTTGGCCACGATATAGTCTGCCGGGTTGCCTTTACGCCTGAATGATACCCACTGCGATCCCCAGGCCATAGGCCATCCGTTCGGCACTAGATCGCCATTCAGCGTCTCGCCCCGGGTCAGCAGTATGCACTGCCCGAACAGCATGAGCGGACCTAGCAGCTTGGCTGCCGCCTCGAAATCCTGCTCGGCTCGGAGCTTGGCGACCTTCTCTGCGACCTCCTGCGATATGCAGGCTGCAACGCCGTCACTGCTCACCGTCCACTGACCAGCCATCGCCGGCGAGGCCAGAATGATGAGGGCGGCAGCGTAGCGGATCATTTGCGCTTCCCTTTCCGCCGGTCCAGCGCCTCACGGATCAAGCCCCTGGCCACAGTAGACCATGCGGGGGCGCCGAGGGAACTATCCCCGACCTCCCGCCTCAGAGCTTCGATCTCGTCGATTTCTGATTGTGACAGGCGCATCGGCTTCACTATCAGCCGATCTTCCTCAGCGATTTGGGGCCGCCCAGGGCCGCGTTTTGATGGCTTGGCCATACACAATGCGTAGCCGTATTACTAAAATCACACAATTCACGAAAATGTGATGGCAAAAGGGGCTTGACTGATGTGTCTGATGTTGAATTGCGGTAATTAATGTATTACATTTAATGTATCAGCCAAGCGCTGGAAACACATGGAGAAAGCAATGCTCACCGAAAAGATCAAGACCCTCGCCGCCGACCTCGACAACGACCAACGCAATGACCTCATCTCTGCATTCCGTGTCATTGCCGACCTGCAGCGCCTAGGCGACTTCGATACCGCCAAGTCCGTAGCAGAGCAGGCCATCGCGGCACTTGTGGAGACGCTGGACGAAGAAGAGGACGACGAAATTGAGGATTAAGGCCGAAACCTAGCCGTCTCAAAAGGGGCGGCGATGGTCTCCCGGTAAAGCCGGGACTGATGAGGCCACTACAAACGGAGTGACCACCATGGAAGTCGCAGTTGAGAAGGGTCTCGTTACGCAGCTCGCCCGAGCCCAAAAGCACGGTGTCGAGGTGCCTGCAGAGGTCAGCCGATGGGGACAGCATCACGTCCGTGGCTGGGTCGATGCAGCGCTCAAGGAGCGGAAGCGGACCAACTGAGCAGCTTTCCCGTCATCGGCAACGGTGGCGGGCGACCTGCCCGGAAAAGCAGGAGGGCCGAAAGCGGGTGCAACCGCCTCGGCCCTGAAATTAGCAACGCACCCTAGAAAGGAACATTACATGACGACTTCTAACACGGCCGGCCGTGGCCTTGCAATCGCGGCGGGCGTGATCCTCGCAACCGGCACCTTGGCCATCCTCTTCGAGGACGTCCTGATGCACGGAGCACAGTTCACGCTCAAGCACTGGCTTACACTCGTCACCGTCTCTGGAACGATGATGGTTGGCCACCTCGCAGACCTCGCACGCCGCGCCCGCCATTGGGTATCGGTCATTGGGTTTGCGGCACTCTTCCTCGCCGGCACCGGCCTCGTTGTATATTCTTCGGTCGGTCGGCAGGCAGAGAAGACACTGGTATCGGGCGTCGAGCATGACCAGCTCGTGGCCCAGCGTCTCGACCTTGAGGCGCAGATCCAGGCCGAGCGCATTGCAGTCAACGAAAAGCGTGCGGCACGCGATGCCGAGTGCGCCGACGGAGACGGCAACAAGTGCAAGGCCAAGAAGGCAACGGCAGCCTTCTACGAGAATTCGCTGAAGGGTCTAGAAGCCCGCCTGCAGGTTCTTGAACCGGCCAAGCCGGTGAGCGCCGAAGCTGAGCAGTTCGCCACCGTTGCGGCGGCTCTCGGTTACGACAAGGACAAGGTTCGGGCGCTGGCGATCTTGCTGAGCCCATTTTTGACGACACTTTTTCTAGAGTTCGGGACGATCGTCAGCTTCGGGTTCGCGTTCTCTCCGAAGCGTCTACCGAAGTCGGTTCAGACTTCAGTTCGCCAGAACGAGCTAACCCAAATCGGTTCAGTCTCAAATGACGAACTGACGGACTTCCGGGATCGGTTCGTGAGTGATCCCGAAGCGATCATTTCGCCACGGAACGACAAGCCGAACAACGGAGGGCTCCGTTCGCCACGAACCGAACCAAAGAAGCCGAACGGTTCGGGACGAACTCTGAGCCGCAAGGGACGCGGCGGCTACACCAAGGACGAAGCTGCCGCTGATCTCGTGACGCACCTCGCTTTTGGCGGTCAGTTCGCAAGCCAGAACGAGATCGCCGAACGGTACGGCATCGGTAAGTCGACGGCCTCGGAGTGGCTTCGCGAGTGGGAAGAAGCTGGCCTCATCCCTGCTCGCACTCGTAGCTGGAAGAACAAGGCACTTGCGAAGGCATAAGCCGAACAGTCGAACTCAATTGACCCCGCTGGCTTCACCGCTGGCGGGGTTTTCATGTCGGCGGCTAATCGGACGCTCGCTCAACGCGAGATACAAGCCTTCCGGGGAACAAATTAAACGTCTTCCACGCCCACGCATGCGTGCGTGCCATCCATCGGAATGGAAAGTGGGCGTCCGGCAGATACCCGACGGGTTGACCGAAAAATCCTGCACCGCGAATTGTGCGCCAACGTCGCCATATGACCATCTGTCGCTCCATTTCTAGACACGTCTATTCCAGGCAGCGACCGCGTGCTCTCGCCCATAGGGGGAGTACATCGTCGCTTCGCAACTGCCGCCGCATTGAACTCGCGCAGCCGGTTCCGGGTCGCACGGCATGGTGTAAGCGGGCGACCCGCAGAATGGGCACGGCAGCACGTCGCCCTTTGCGTCGAGCGCTTGCCAGTGGTGCAGCGTCTTGACTAGCGGTGACGCCTCAAAACCTTTGGCCATGTCAGTCTTTCTCTTCCATGTGTTTCCAGCCGCGAACGTGCCGATCCCACCAAATCACGGCACTCCAATAGACCATCCAGAGCCGCACACGTATCTCGCGCACTTGCTTCTCCTATTCAGGACATAGGTTTCTTAGGCTTCGGCAGCTTCGCGACGTACTCCGCAAGCTTGCCTTCTAGTCGATACCACTCACCCGTTATGCGGTAGCGCGAGAAGCGCTTGTGCAGTCGAGCCTCAGCGTCGCGCGCTCCACTCACCGTAGCCAGCAGCGTGAGCTTGTCAGGATTGCTGCTGCGCAAATTCGAGATGCGCCCATTGATCCGGCACGAGAAGCCAATCTTAACGCGGTCGGTTTCGCCCTGCTGCAGGAAATAGACCTGCGACTTATGCTTATCCCAGGCGCCGCCAAGCGATGGCTCGCGCCGGCCAGCGCGACGGCCGCTGCCGCCCTTCAGCTTTGCAGGCAACCCATTCGCCGCGCGCATCTCCAACACGATGCGCCACATCAGGTTGGGGCGGATAATTTTTTGCAGGCGAGCGGAGGCGGCGCGAGCGGCTTCAGCATTGGTTTTATGCTGTTTCGAGTGCCACTCGTCCCAGATGATCGCGCGGTCCTCTTCGGATTTGAACTGAGGCGGGCGACCAGGGCTCGCGGTGCCCTTGTCGAAGCGCGCCTTGGCCAGCCCCTCCCACGCATCAGCAATCATCGCGTCGCGCTGCTTCTTGTCGGTGCTGCGCCGATCCGTTGCCAGCTCCCAAATGCTAGCGCCCTTCTCTTCGATCTCGTCAACGATTTCCTTCAGGTCCCGTCGCCGCAGCGCGACGTTGCCCACGGGGTCAGCCAACAAGCCGAGCCACGTCACGACAGCAACGTCGCCATTGCGCAGCGAGCGCAGCCATGCGCCCCGCATATCTAGTTCGGCGTGCTTTCTGTCCTCTGCGTAGATCACGGTGATGCCGTTCTGCTCTAGGAGCGCGACTTGACCACTGACCGGGTAACGCTTGCTGACGTTCCGCGCTATCCCGCGGATATTTGGGCCGTTTGGTATCATTTTGCAAAAGTAACGTTAGGCTTGACGAAAGTCAATGGACACAGTAGATTCCAGGCATTGAATTGTGGGATGGCGAACTGGTCGCTGTCCAGTATTGCAAAGGCCCGAGCCGTGAACGCAGTCGAGAACGACCACCCATACACCGAGCCGATTGGGCATGCAGAGGTCGACGGCCGCTGGGTTCTTACGCATGTCATTTGGCACCCAACGCTGCCGTGGGGCGGCCATGGGAACCAGCCGGAAACCGGCGTGCGCGATAGGCAGGACGTAGACACTGCGACGGGCCGCGAGCGCTTCGACCTGATCCAGCATGGCTGGCGCGACTTCAAACGTGCAGAGGCGGTTATTGTGAAGGGTCTGCGTAAGGGGTGGTCGCCATTCCGAATTTCGGAGGCGATGGAGCGAGCTAAAAACTGGGGGCGCAAGCGCGCCACCGTACTCTGAACAAAAGGCCACTTCGATGGAAACACGAGCCGAATACCTTCAATGGTGCAAGGACCGCGCGATGGAACACGTCAAGCGCGGCGAACTACTAGAGGGCGTCACATCCATGATGTCGGACATGGAAAAACACCCTGAGACAAAACTAGGACCGGCGCTTTCTGCGCTCGGCATCCACGCCGCAATGCAGGCGCAGCAAGGCAACCGCGACATGGTCGAGCGCTACATTCTCGGCTTCAACTGAAACCCTGAACAAAAGGCCCGACATGACGTACCCATACCAAGAAGGCGACCCGCGTTACGACGGCGCGGCCCACAGAGAGGCGATTGAAATGGCAACAGAGGCTGAGGCCGTAGCGCAGGCTGTCGAGAAGCTGCAAGCGCTCGAACCGGATCATCACTGGTATCTGTCGAAGGGTCGCGCCCGCCCTGGCGAACCGCTCTACGCCGTAGGCATCACACGGGTAAATTCCAACGGTGTTGCGGAAGATGACTTCGCTGCTATCGCTGAGGCCGACGACATCATGACGGCCGCTGAGAAGGCCATCGCTAACCTGTCAAATTAAGGCCCGAGCCATGTACGTGAAAGCTCACTGGTACCTATACGACATGGTGTTCTATGCCGTGCCGCGCCTTGAAACCTTCCGCAAGATCGTGGCGCTCGGCATCGGCCGGCGCCAAGCCGCTGAGTTGATACAGGACTGCGAACGCGAGGGCTGAGCCATGCCGTTTTACCGACTGCCGCCAGAGAGCATATTTCAGGAGTACCACCGGCACGTTGACGCGCACAACGCAGCGCCCGACGAGGACGGAAGGCGCGAGGCTCGCGTGAAGGCCAACGCTATTGCTGAGTGGGTGAAGCGCGAATACGGCGATGTTCAAGTCGGAATGCTCGTTACCAGCGCCGACGAGCACGTAGGATTAGACCAGCCGCGGCCGATGTGCGGCGGCATGTTTTTGGACGCCCAATAAAGGCCCGTAGCGCTCACCTGTTGTCACTACCGCCGCAGATCACGCGCTAACTGACAACATGTTATCAGTTAAAACAGCGCCCCGGAGATCACCCCTCCGGGGCTTTTGCTTGCCTAAAACGGCACGTCGTCGAACTCGTTGCGCCTTGCATCGAGCCCGTCGTCATAGGCTGATGCCCTCACCAGCCTCAACGCTGCGAAGATCGTAACGACCAGACCCGTTACGATGGATAGCTTGCCAATCGCCCCAGGATCGTCCGTGAGGCCGAGATAGACACTCGCCGCAGCGAACCACACAACAACTACTCCACCCGCTAGAACGGCGTCCGCCACGGCGCGGCGAAGGCTGTCTAGTTTGCTGGTTCCGAGCATTGCTCCATCCTCCTGTCTGCTCTGGGCCCGAAGCGCCGGTCCCGTGTTGATTCTTCCTGCGGATGCACCCAACGAAACTCGCCGTTCCACGAGACAAGCAGTAGCCACACACCTCGCCGCCGCGCCTCGCTCTTTCTCTTCGGGACTTGCCACTCCCCGTTCTGCGTTCTCGTAGAAGCCTTCACGTCTACGAAGCGCACATCTTCCCCGCGCCAGACCACGAGATCTGCGCAGCCGTGAGAACTGACGTTTCGGAAAACCTCGTACCCCTCGGTCAGCAGCCACGCGACCGCGATAAGTTCGTTGTAAGCTCCCCGATGCCGCAACTCGATCTTGGCGGACGGACCAGGGTTCTTGGCGGCCCTGCGGCATCCATCACATGACTTCAAGATGCGCCCACGGACCGACCGATTCAGCTTGCCCCCGCACTTAGGGCATTGGGCAGCCGCCGCGTTTGGCAGTCTGTCATCCATCACACGGCACTGCGTACTGATAGAGCTTTGACATGGTTGTCTCCGTTTTTCAGAACTTGATGTCCGATGTATCGATCACGCTATCGAGCACTTTCTGAATTTCACCGTTGAAGCACGACGGGCGGTCGATCAAGCGGTTGATCTTGTGCAGCGCCGCCTCAAGTGCCTCGATGCGCGTAGCTGCCTCCAGGTTGATCGGCGTCGCCTGAAACTGCCGCCATCCGAATTCGGGCAAGCCGTTAGGCAGGTGCGGCCCGCTCGCGTACTTGCCGCGTAGCCGGTCAACAAGCCGGTTGCTGACCTGCACGTCAACGCCTACGAACGGGTCGTGTACGGTGCGCGTTTCCATCTGCCTTCCCCTATCCTTCGATTGCAATTGTGATCTTGTTGATCATGTCTGTGAGCACGCGCTTACGGGTTGGGTACGTCACAGTGAGCGGTGTATCTGCGGCGCAGGTCACGAGCTTTGCGCGGGCCTGAACGAGCAACTCGCGGTAAGCCTCGGCGCGACGCTGCCAGTCAATCTCAGCCATCACACCACCCCCACGCATCTGGCGAGCATGATAGCCACGAACACCGCAATGATGAGCGGTGCGCACCGGATCAGCACCGCAGCGATGAAGACGCAGGACACGAAAAATCCGACGAACATCGTGGCGACGAGGCCGCCGATGAAACCCAGTGGGGCAAGCACCAGAAACTCGCCCGCATACCGCCAGTCGTCAGCACGCTTTGCGCGGTCGACTGCGCGCCAGTCACGTTGATCGTGTCTCATGCCGCTGCATCTCCCCGCTCTGGCAACGTGGTAACTACGTATCGGCCCTCGATCACGTATCTGCATATCTCCCCGCGCACCGTTCGCGCTGTTCCTCTCAGCCGCACGGTCTCAGGAACTCTCGGCTCAACGTCCAAAGTAATCTGCGCCTCGATGTACGCAGCATCGATGCTGTGTCTCTCGCAGGCCAAATCGACGGCGAGTGAATCGCTCATGCCCAATCGGTCATAGGCGGACAGGTCGACGTGCATCACCCGCTCCAGGTATCTGCGCACCGCGTGCCGGGTGACAACGATCGGGATGGTCATGCCACGATCCTCACCCGCTCATCCTCGTCTCGGAACGCGATGGAGACGAGGCGATCCCGGCGTCGGTGGTACCGCTCCAACTCCATCGGCGGGCTATTGCGGAGACGGACGGCCTCCGCGTCGTGACGCACTCGAATGAGATCCACGTCGGCCTGGACCTGGGGCAGCTTGCCGTTGCGGTGACACCAGTCCCACAGCGAGCAAATCCACCCCTGCCGGCCTGCCCGTTGGCCGATGTCCGACTTCATCATTCGATCTGTCCGGTGACACTGCTCCCGCTTCCAACTGTCGTAGGCGTGGTAGAGGTAGTTCAGCCGGTCACACGCCAGCATGATCGCCATGACGCCGGCGGCCCGCCCCTGATTGTCGCCGCCCATCTTCGAGGCCCTGTTGCCGAACTCGACAATGGTCATGCATCGCTCTTTGCCCTCCGGTACGCGCTCCAGAATGAAGTTCTCAACGATGCGGCGGAACGGGGTCTCAAGGCGCCCCATCAGCCAATGGAACTCCCTGCCGGCGAACTCCATCGTCTCCGTTATTGCGAGGCGGCTCGATGGGTCTGACGCGCCACCGGCCCCGGTCGTGTCCGCAACAGCCGAGCGGGGTTGCATTTCGAGGTAGGCATCCCGCAGCCGTTCGGCGGCCTCGTACTGAAACGACGACAGGCGGTCGCGGATAACCTCCAAGGGCCATTCCACTTGATGCGCTTTCGGTAGTGCCGGGTTGACCTCGAACGCCCTCACGCCCCCTGTTGAGTGACGCAAGCGCTCGGGTGTCGGCGCTGTCGGAGAGACGGCATTGCTCCGCGTCATCCGCTCGTGCATCTCCCGCAAATCGAGTGATGCCTTGTGCAGCCTGCGAAGCACGACGGGGTTCTCGCTGAACATCCCCTCCACATCGACATTCAGCGCTTCGAGGTTCTCACGTGTCTTGTGGTGCAACGAGACGACCCTTTGCCGCTCGCGTCGCGCGCCGACATCCGGCTTGCGCTTCTTCTTCGCCCCCATCGTCGTGTTCCCCTTAGGCTGCAATCTTGTTCGGTGGCGTCTCGCCCAACTCGCGATAGACCTGATCAATCGATATTGAGTAGCGCCGCGCCAGTCCGCCGACAGACCAGCCCTTGCCCTTCGCCCGAAGCCGAACCATCTCCCGGCGCTGCACGTCGGTCAGGACGGTTTCCAGCTTGTCCATCGACGGCACGCTTGCCAGCGTCGGCTTGCGCACCTCTTCGGAGACGACGGGCATTCCATGCTGCTGCGGCGACGGCCAGACGCCGGCGAGCTGGCGCGCCTTAATGGCGACCTCGCGCGCCGCGTGAGCAAACTGCCGATCCGCTATCGCCGTCTCCTCGACCTTGCGGATGGCGTGGATCACCGTCGTGTGGTCGCGACCGCCGAAGCCACGGCCGATCGCCGGCAAACTCTGGCCGGTGAGATCGGCAGCCACCGCCATGCCCAACTGTCGGGCGAGCGCGACCGTTGGCGACTGCCTCGTATCGCTCAGCAACAGATCCCGGCGAATGCCGCAGACGATGGACGCAGCTCTCACGCAATGGCTGATCAAAACGCGCGGTGTGAAGTTTGGCTTCGTGTCTGGCTGCTGCATGGTGATACCCCTCCGTCATTCTGCGGCTTCAGCGCGTGGTGCATCGAAACTCGTCAGGTAGTCGTTCCAGTCCCCGTCGAAATCTGGAAGGCGCACCTCGACAGACAGCCCGGACAACTTGAGCCGATGTGCGAGGGCATACGCCTTGCACTGACCGTCGAAACTCTCGTCGCGATCCCCAAATACGATGATGTTGCGGGCCGTCTCGGGCGGTTGCCATTTCATGAGGTTGCCGGAGTTGAGCGCAGCCCAGACCGGGACTGAGAAAAGCTGCGCCGCGCTCATCGCCGTCTCGATGCCTTCGGCTATCCCCATCGTGTCTGCAGACGGGGCAAGGCGAACGGCGCCGCCATCCGGCACACGTCCAGGCCAGAGCTTCTTCACGCTCGGCACGTCAGCCTTCCGTCCCGATGCGTCGAGATATGTAATGTGGAAAGTGCTGTGCGTGGCGTCCGGTGAAACGTAGCGGGCCACCATCGCCGGATGCGTCGTCTTGTGCCGGTCCTCGTGCACGTAGCCGTATCGCGGCGCGTGCCGCAGCATAGGCTGGCGCGTCGGAAGAATGCCGCGCCGACGCAGATACAGCGACGCCGTATCCGATCCGTCCAACGGCCGGCACTGTGCCCACAGATCGAGCCCGCGCGCCTCCCAATCGACCTTGGACGTAGCCGACCGCGTAGCGACGGCCGCCCCAGGGATGTACGACTCGATGGACTGGCACGCTTCCTTGAACGCCACCCGCTTGAGGCGCATCACGAGACCGATGCCGTCACCCGCCCCGCACTGATTGCAGAACCAGGTACCGTTGCCGCCCTTGTCGTCGAACCTGAATCGATCCCTTCCGCCGCATACAGGGCATGGGCCGTGCTTGCCGGAAAGCTGCTGCTGCGTGAGGCCGAACGCTGAAAGTATCGACTTCCATCGGCCTACAGAGCGTTCCTTGGTCGTCTCGCGCTCACGCATTGACGGTCTCCGACCGAGCGGTTCGAGACTTCGCCCATGCGATGTCGAGATGGCGCACGTAGCTTTCGAGTTCTGGCGTCGGCTCCTCTGGCGGCTGCGTGTGGATGGCTTGCGGCCACGTATCGAAAATTGCGCGATACTTGGCGCGAACCCACTTCACGGGATCGCGGCCCTTCCGAATGGCCAGCCCCTTCAACTGTCCGAGCACGCTGGGCTTGCCCATCTTTTGGATGGCCTTCAGTGCCGGCTCTGGCTTCGGCTTCTTGCTGGCGAACTCGGTCAATTCACCGTCGCGCATCTCGACCTTGACGATGGCTGGCATCTCGTGACCGCAGGAAATGCACTTGCGCGAGTTGATAGGCATCAGCGCGGTGCATGACGGGCAGCACTTCGGCAGCGGCGTCTTGGCCGCCTCGCGTTCGCGCTTTTCGCTGTCCGCCTTGGACCCATCGTCGAGCGTTTCGCGAACGATGTCCGTCACCATGCCAAGGCGCTGGTGCGTGTCTGAGTGGTCGAGGATCAGGCAAGCATCTTTGCCCGGAGCCGTGCGCAACCCGCGACCAATCATCTGCACGAACAACGCCGCCGATCGCGTCGGCCGCGCGAGGATCAGACACCGGACATCCCAATCAATGCCGGTCGTCAGTGTCGCGATGTTGACCACGACCTCGATTGAACCCGACGCGAGTTGTTCGCCGATTTCAGCGCGCTCCTCGCGGGGCGTGAAAGCGTCGATGTACGCCGTCGGCACCCCAGCCTGTGCAAACTTCTCTGCCACCTGTCGGGCGTGCGCGCGGCCGGCGGCGAAGCAGATCGTCGGCAGGCCCTTGGCGCGCTTGAGCCACGTCTCGACGATGTCAGCGACGAGCACCGCGTCGGACATGCGTTCTTCGAGTTGCCCCTCGTGGTAGTCGCCGTTGACGACCTTGATGCCGGCGAGGTCGGGAACGGATGGCGCGAACACGCGGAACGGAGAAAGCAAACCCATCTCGATCAATTCCTCAATCGAGGTCGGGCGGATCAGGTGGTCGTAGTGCTTGCCGAGGCCCTTGGTCCACGGGGTTGCGCTAAGCCCCAGGAAATACACTTGCGGGCAGGCATCCATCCATGTGCGATAGATTTCCAGATGCCGATGGGCCTCGTCGATGATGACCAGATCGGCAGCCGGGAACCCACGATTGGCGAGCGTGTGGCCCGAACAAATCTGCACCTTGGCGCCGGGACGCCGCCACGGATGGTCCGCCTGGATCACGCCGATGTCGGCCGGATCGATGCCGAACTGCACGAACCGCTCGAAGGTCTGGTCGATGAGCCCGAGGAACGGAACGCAGAAGGCGACACGGCGGCCCTTGGCCAGAGCGCGGGACGTGATGGCCTGGGCAATGACCGTCTTGCCGGCCCCGGTCGGAAGCTCCAGCATTGACCGACGATGACCGGCGGCGAAGGACTGCCACACGCCGTCGATGGCGGCGCTCTGGTGCGGGTGGAGGTGCGCGTTCATGCGTCACCTCGTGCAACAACACCATCACCTAGCTTACTACTGTCACCATCCCTATCATGGATGGGTAAGTACCTAGCCTCTAGCTCTACAGAAGCAGATACAGACTCAGAGGAAATTTCGTTACTCGGTCGTTTCGTTGGCGTCACATCGTCGTCACCCGACCGTTTCTGTAACGTTACATCGCCGTTACAGCCCTGCTTCGACCCCTTCTGACTGCGGTGCTTGCGCACCCTCTTTGCCGATCCCTCGCAGTCAGAAACGAACTGCCGCTTGGTCCAGTTGTGAGGCGCGTAGACCGTCTCAGGAACCTGCTGGACGATGTCTATCAGGCCGATCTCGAACAGGTCTTCAAGGGCAGCGCTTGCGTCGGCGACCGTGCACCGAATGTCGGATGCGATATCGCGTAGCGCCGGCAAGTGTCCGAGTGGGTGGCGCGAAGCGATCAGCATGAGCCGGCACCAGTCGCGAAACTGGCGGTCGCTCAGCGTGACGATTTTGGGATCGTGGAGGGAGTCCTCGTAGAACCGAATCCAGCGCGAGAACTTACGGGCAACAGACTTGACGACGGGCCGTGAATGTGTGTACATGTTGCTCACCTTTTGCAGAGGTTATCCCGGCTCCAGCGGTTTGCTCCCGCCCGAGCCAAATCCAAATCAAAGGCTCGGCCCCGACAGGCCGAGCCTTTTCCTTTATGGCGGCTGCGCTAGAACGGCTTTTCCTGTCTCGGCATCAAAACGCAGGAACTTGAACCTGCTCACCGGACGAACGACTTCCAGACCGCGCTCCTCACCCGGCAGCCGACGAACAAACCCGCGCAATACAAGCCCGTCGATGAGCTTCCATGCGGCTGTACGGCTGCGGAGTTTGAGGCTGGCGGCGAGTTCCTCAACGGTCGGAGCAACGCCGCCCGTGCGTTCGATAGCCGCCTCGATGGCAAGCATGGCGTCATGCTGACGATGTGTGAGCATGGCTAGGCCGCCTTCCGAAGTTGGAGCACGTTGCACTTGCCTTCACGGATCGGGCGCGGGATGAACCCGGCCTTACGCCAGGCAGAGAGCCAGTCGCTCACCGTGCCTTCCGAGCGGCCCCATGCTTCGGCCAGCGCCTGCTGCGATGGGATCGTTTCGTCACGATCCAACCTGTCCAACAGCTCGGCTAGGGCTTCATCTCGCGAAGCCGAACCAGATGCCGGGCGCTGGCGAACTGATCGGATCGAAGGGTTCGACGCTTCGGCTTCGACAACTGGCGAAGCGACAGGTTCGGGAGCCGGAAGCGCAGGCTTCGGTGGCGAACCGTTCGACCACGGAACCTTGATGGTCTGCGTGGATTCGCAGCCGAGAACGCGGAGCTCGTGGAGCAGCGTGCCTGCATCGAGCGCCGGCCAGCCGTGTTGCTCGCGCGCCTGAGCATAGCCCTTGACGACTTCGGCGTTCGGGACGTACTCGCCCTCGACGCCTGCAAGCAAATAGTTGTGGAAGTATTCTGCGGCTGCGCGGCGCCGCGCCCTGCGGGAAGGTCCGAAAATTCGCTGATGCCAGCCACCCATATTGCGCCCTCCCCCGAGGGTGAAAAGGCCGACCACCCGTGAGGATGGCCGGCTAGTTGGGCGGCCCATTGCCTAGGGAGGCCGCGCGGAAAGAGACATCCGAGGACGTCCAAAGGGACGCGACGCAACAGGGGACTAGGCGGCAACACGGCCGCGGTCGGCGGCAGGCGCTGAGTGCGCCTCCGTAGAAGTCGAATGATCGCTGTCGAGAAGCGCTCGGAGCGCCGAGTTGGCGTCGTAGATCTCTTGAACGGTGACGGAAGATCCACGCGTCTCCGCTAGATCAATTACCAGTGCCCAATGTTCTTCTGGAATTCCGCTCCAGCGCCATTTATGAACGGCGCTCGGTTCCACCGGCTTTTTGGCGGCCGCCGAGACCTTGCTTGCGGAAGAAATGTCCTCCGCACGTCCGGCCTTCACCAGGATTGCGTGAACAGGATTAGCAGATAGGGGCAGTCTCCTAGCCATGCGAGGCAGTTTATGGAAACGATTTCCAGTTTGCAAGTATCATTTTTCCAGGTATGTAAAACCTTATAGGGGGCTCGACCGTTATGCATTGGTCTGAGCGCCTAAGGGGCTGGATGACAGAGAAACGCTGGAAGGTGCCGCAGCTCGCGCAAGCCTCTGGCGTGGATGTCGATACACTATATAAATGGTTAAGGGGCGACGTTCAGTCGCCCCGTAAAGATGACTTGGCTAAAGCATTGGCCGCATTGGATAGATCGGAGATTGAGCTATTTCACGGAGTGCAACCTGGAGTTATCGCCGAATTAGGGGAATTGCCTTTGCTCCATTTATACAGACTTGGGGAGCTTAAACGGGGGCAGGACCCCCGGGAGCTCTGGGACGGGGAAACGACAGTCGTAACGACCGCTCCCGTCGGGGACGGTGCCTTTGGGCTCTTACTGGATAGCGACAGCGGCGTGGTCGCCACGAAGCACCGGGAAGGCGACGATTTTCGCCCCGGCGACGTGGTGATCATCGAGCCCGACAAGCCGCCAATTGCTGGCCGGAACGTCCTTGCGGTACTTGAAAGCATTCATCGAGCAATTTTTGGGCGCTATCGCCCCTCCGACCTTGGAGAGACCGAGGGCTTTTGCATCCTCCCACCGAACCCTGATCACCCCGAAGTGAACGTAGGCCAGGACCGGCCCGGTTTTGTTGTCGGTCGCGCCACGAAGCTGATCCGCGACATCTGACGGGCGCCCAAAAAGCCCCGTTTGCCTTTGTGCGTCGGTCGTCTGGAAAATAATTACAAAATCATTTGACAGGCATTCCATCTGGAATTAGTTTCCAGATGTCGCCGACGCGTTGCCACGCACCACGGCGATGAAACGTAGCGGGGTAGTCCCTTGGCGGCAGGCAACCGGGTCTCACACCGGCCCTGCCGCTGGGGGAGGGGATTTGAAGGTGAGGCGTCCAACTCAATCAGGGGCGCAACGCCGATGGACTTTTCAGAACTCAGGGGCATCGACCTCGCACTTTTCCTCCGGGGCATTGAAGCCGCCAAGCGTGGCGAGCCCTTCGATGAGACACGGATCGACCCTTGGCGTGACGGGTACCTCTACTGGCAACGCCAGTTGATCGAGAAGCGGGAGAAGAACGCATGCCACTGACCGACAAACCCGAGATCGATGAGTGCGTCAAAGTTCGGATCAAAGCCGAACTCAGCTGCAAGGGCTGCTTCTTCGCCATAGCCCATGGCTGGGCCGTTTCGGTCCCCGGCGGCGACAAGCTGGACCGCGTGTTTCTCGTTGGCGACGACATCTACCCTGACCTTCAGGAGAGCATCGGCGCCGAACTATCTGACGGGTTCGTTCACGATCCGCTCGAGCAGGCTCTAGGGCAAGCCCTCTGGGCAAAGGCGCGGACCTCGGCAACGACAGTCGCGCTCACCGAAGCATTCGCCGATGCACAGACCGATGCCGCAGATGCGCGCTCTGGCAGTCGTGAAGACCACCGCCGCAATATGCGCGACGAGGTGGCGGCATGACGAGCTTAAGCAATCACACCCCAGGGCCGTGGACGTGGCACACGTCCTGTAGCTGGCGCCGACTAATGCACGACAACCGCGGGCACTCCGACAGTGTTCTCATGCCGGTTGTTGCCACGGACGGGCAGCCCGACATCGAAGTCACCCTGAGCGACATGGCGATAATTTCTGCCGCTCCCGAATTGCTTGCCGCAAGCAAGGCTGCATTGGCCGCCCTCTTTGCAGCAAGGACACCAAACCGCAATATCCGAAATAGCGATGAGACCTACATGGAAGTCTCTGCTGCCATGGACCTATTGCGAGGGGCAATAAGCAAGGCAGACGGATTTCAAGAGGTCGAATTGATACAGCGTGCCGCGATGAAGAAGGCTGGGCTGGAAGCATGAGCGTCGCCCGCATCCAGGCCGCAGTCGGCATCGAGGTTGCGCGCTGCTCTGTCAACGCATCCAAGCACCTCGACCAATACATGGCCACCGGAAAGGCCATTCACGCTATCCGCTTTGATCGTGAGGCAGAGGCGCAGCAGATCCTGTCGCACCGAGCCGGTGCTGTGCAGCGTCTAGCGAAGGCATGGGGCAGCAAATGAGCAACGTTGTCGACATCAACACGCGCCGCCCGCGCGGCATCCTCGTCCGGCTATTCGATCGCGTCAGACATGGGCGACAGGCTGTTCCGCTCGATCGCTACGAGGATTGGGACGGGAAAATCCCGAGCGCGATCGTAACCAACGCGACGCCCTCAGCGCAGAACGCTGAGGCCCTGCAGGGCCTCTACCTCAGAGCCTGGATACGGGCGACGGAAGAGAAGTGCGGAGCTGACGTGACTGCACGTCTTATGGAATTTGGTCTTGAGCGTCTGCGGAAACGCAGCCTCTCGGGCGAGTGAGATCGGGGAGCGGGGAATATGAGCAACGACCTGACGTACTGGAACGAAGCGCTCGCCGGCAACATGCCGCCGATCTACGCGGACCAGCCGCATGCGGGCTACTACAGGGTGCGCCAGCACAAGGGCGGCCCGTTCCTTCCCGTATGCATCTACCTGAAAGACGGCGCGCTCGTGGCGCTCGTCGGATCGGCTAAGAACTATCGCCCCGCCATCGAGGTGTGGACCTATGTCGCCGACAAGCCGGTGACCAAGGAAGCGGCGATGCATGCGTTCGCCAATGGCGACGCATGGCTAGGCGATGCCCCCGCGACAATCGGAGATAACAGCGGCGACGTTTCTCTGGCCGAGCAAATTCACGACTACGCGGCGCGCGCCATCGAGTGGCTGCGCAAGGGAGGAATAAAGGACGCAACGAGCAAGGACGCCGCTGCAAACATGCGGCAGAAGTTGCTCGAACTGCGCAAGCGCGCCGACGCTGAGCGTGAGACAAAAAAGCGCCCTCACCTCGAAGCTAGCCGCGAGGTCGACGCTTCCTACAAGCCGATGATTGATGACGCCGACGCAGCCGCAAGCCAGCTTCGCGATGCGCTAACCGCCTACATGCGCGACGAAGAAAAGCGCCTTCAGGCCGAGGCCGACGCCAAGCGCAGGGCAGAAGCAGAACGCATCGCAGCGGAGAACAAGCGCCGCGAAGATGAGCGCAAGGCGCTGATGGATTCCGACCCCGCGCTGGCCCTGTCCTCGCCGGAACCCGAACCGCTGCCGGCTCCACCTCCCGTCGAGCCGGTTCGCGTTCAAGCCGGAGGGCAGCGCGGGCGCAAGACTGGCCTACGCACCGTCACCAAGTACGTCGTCACCGACTTCGCCGCCGCTCTGGCGCACTGCAAGGATCACCCGGCCATCCGTGAGGCTGTCGAGAAAGTCTGCTGCGCTCAGGCGAAGGCCGGCGCGACGGTGCCCGGCGTGACGGAGACCGTCGAGAAGGTGGCTGCGTAGATGGAAATCTGGAAACCAGTCGCAGGCTTTTCGACCTATCAGGTGTCCAGCCTCGGGCGCGTCAGGCGCATTGCTGGCGGCCGATGGGGCAAGCCGGGCGCCATCCTCAAGAACGGCGATCGCGGCAAGGGCTACCTGCGCGTCATGCTGCGCGACAACGGGCGCGCGAAAACCGTGTTCGTCCATCACCTCGTCGCCGAGGCATTCCACGGGCCCCGGCCGTCTCCGATCCACGAGGCGGCGCACGGCGACGGCGACAAGGCCAACAACACCGCCGACAACATCTCATGGCTGCTGCGGAAGGCGAACCACGCGCAGAAGCACGAGCACGGCACAATGGCATGCGGCGAGCGCCAGGGTAGCGCCAAGCTGACCGCCGAGGCCGTGCGGACAATCCGCTCGACCTCTACTTCCGCACGAGAACTGGCCGCGTTGCTCAGCGTGTCCCCGAGCTTGGTTCGAAAAATTCGCAACGGCGAAGGATGGAGACACGTAGCATGAGCACCCCAGCAACCAACGTCGTCGCGCTGAAGTCTGGCGGAGCTATCGCCGGCATCGTGCCTCAGTCGCTTGACGAGGCATTCCGGCTGGCCAACGGCATCGCACTCAGCGGCCTTGCGCCGAAGGGCATGGACAAACCCGAGCAGGTCATGGTCGCCATCATGACAGGGATGGAACTCGGACTTCCGCCGATGTTCGCGGTCCAGAAAATCGCTGTCATCAATGGGCGCCCGTCGATCTGGGGCGATGCCATACCGGCGCTGCTCTGGGGCAAGGGATTCAAGCTGCGCGAGTGGCTCACGGGAGAAGGCGACAAGCGCGTCGCTCATTGTGAAATCACGCGGCCGACCGGCGACAAGGTGGAGCGCACGTTCTCGGTCGAGACCGCCAAAGAGGCGGGGCTCTGGACGAAGGCCGGGCCCTGGAAACAGTACCCGGAGCGCATGCTGCAAATGCGCGCGCGTGGCTTCGCTGCTCGCGACGGGGCCGCTGACGTTCTCGGCGGTCTCTATGTCACCGAGGAACTCGATCAGCCAGAGCGCGATCCGGTGAACATCACTCCGCGCGCACAAGTCGAAATCCCTGACCTCACCGCCGCTCCCGCTCAGGAACATTCACCCACCGAAGTGGCACAAACCGGCCTCGGTGTTCCCGATCTAGACCCTGGCGACGAGCCTCTGGCCGATCAGGACGCCTACATCGAAAGCCTGCGTGAACAACGCGGATGGTGCGAGAGCGCAAGCGACGTGCAGGAGCTGCGCGACGTGGCGGCCGACATGCTTGAGCGCCTGTCGCCAGCGAACAAAGCGAAAGCGCTCGAAATCCTGGGGAACGACGAATGAAACTCACAATGGAAACGACTGCTCTCGTCGACCTCTTGGCCGAGGTGAAGGACTGCAGCCCGCAGAGAACGACTATCCCGGTCCTGAGCCATGTGCTGATGACGGCCGATGCGGGGTACCTGTCCGTTCGGGCATCATCGCTGGATATCGAGTGCTCCGCTAAAGCTGCAGCCGAGATCGACACACCGGGCGCCACCACGGTCAACGGCAGGACACTGCATTCCATCGTCGCAGCACTGCCGAAGGGCTCAATCTGCGATCTTGAACACGCCGGGGACCGGCTGACGATCAAGTCTGGCCGCGCGCGGTACCAGCTGCAGACGCTGAGCCCTGAAGACTTCCCCGCCATGAAGCCAGAGGAAGGCGCAGGCTTTACGGTCGACGCCGCCGAGTTCAAGTCCCTGATGGTTGCCACGATACCGTCTGTATGCACAGAGGTGACGCGGTATTACATGTGCGGCGTGTTCCTGCACATCTTCGAGGGCAAGCTCGCCGCCGCGTCAACGGATGGCCACCGGCTCTGCCGCCGCACGATGGCGCTGCCGGCGGGTGCCGAGACCATGCCGAGTGTGATCATCCCAACAGCAGCCGCATCCCTGATTGCCGGGCTTCTGTCCGATGGCGAGGCGACGATAAAGGTCACGGAGCGGCAGGTCATCGTCGCGGCAGACGCGGCCACGATCATGACCAAGCTCATCGACGGCACCTATCCCGACTACCAGCGCGTCATCCCTCGCTACAACGGGGCATCATTCATCGTAGACGCCGAGCCATTCGCCGCCGCCGTCGACCGCGCGCGCCGCGCCGCCCTGGACGAGAAGCAAACCGTCCGCGTGAAGCTGAGCAGTGACGCAGACGGGCTCGTCATTGGAGCCAAGCGCAGCGGCGTTGATGCAGCGCACGAGGTTGTCGACGCGGAAATACTGGACGCGGAAAAGTTCGTCGGACTAAACGCCGACTACGTGGCGACAGTCGCGAAGACGTTCGGAGACGTCCCCCTCGAGTTCCACATCGACGATGCGAATTCACCGGTCGTCGTGACGTCTAAGGAAGTCCCGCAGCAGATCATGATCGTCATGCCGATGCAAATAGGCGGCTGATCGCCACTTTCTACCGCGTGCTTGCGTATCTGCCCCGAGGGGGAAGTCATGTCGGGAAGTGCAGCACTAGTCGACGAGCCGGAAGACTTCGAGCGTCAGGCTGCTGATCTGAAGCTGGTCATACTCAACCAGGCGGCGATCATCAAGGCGTCCGAAGATGAGCGCAAACGCGCATCGAAGCGCATCACTCGCCTCGCACGCCTGGCGCTAACCCTTGCGCGCCAGAAAGCTGCGCTTGCGGACGACCTAGCCACGGCCCGCGCCAAGATGATCGAGTTGGAGGATCGCATCGAGGAACTGGGCGAGGAGAACGGCGACCTCGAAGACGAGGTGAACGATCTACGAAATGATAATGAGAGCCTGGAGAGCGCAGCCGGTCGACTTCGCGACGGCCTGCCAGACCTCGTCAAGGCTCGGGACACGTTGAAGGCTGGCAAGGCAGACGATGGCCGCCACGAGCTAGAGCGCTTCCTCGACGGGCTAGACATCGACTGGACGACGGGCGGTTGCAATGTGGGGGCGCTGCTGTGAGCACCGCCGCCGCCATGCGCCACGAGGTTGTCCAAGAGCGGGAGGATCCGCTCAATCGACTCCTCGGATCATTCGAGGGGCAGATCATCGCCTGCATCGACCTCGGGCTTGAGCCTCAACTCCGCACGATCATCGAGCGGCTGCTGCCGGCGCCGAAGCCTGAGCCGTCGCAGCGCGACCTCGAGTTCCAGCTCGGCATGGCGGGCGTGCTCACGGTTCTGAAGCGATACGCGACATGGAAGGACAGCGAGGCCGGTCACCGGCAGAACGCTGCCGCCCGTGGCTTCGTCATGACACAACTGGAGATCGCTTGATGGGACGTGAAATCAGACGAGTGCCTCCGAACTGGCGGCACCCGAAGCGCAACCCGGATCGCAATCCTTACCGCCACACGGGCTTGCAGCCGATGTACGACTGCACATTCGAGCGGCGCTTTGCCGAGTGGCTTGAAGACTTCGATCGCATACGCGCGGGCGACCTCACGGACATTCAGCGCGAGGTCTATCCGCGCGGGCTGGCGGATTGGCTGTGCGACGAAGGTCAGCCAATCGACCCAGACTACTATCGCCCCTGGAAGGATGAAGAGGCGACTTGGTTTCAGCTCTGGGAGACCGTGAGCGAGGGCACGCCGGTATCGCCTCCGTTCGCCACCAAAGAAGAGCTTGCTGATCATCTCGCGGAACACGGAGACGGCGGCTGGGGCGCGAGCCGCCCCGGAGGCTGGGGCAAGGAGCGGGCGTACGCCTTCGTAATGGGCGACGGCTGGGCACCGTCAATGGTTCTCGTCGGCGGCCAGATGATGAGCGGCGTCGAGTTCGTCACGACGCAGCCAAAAGGCGCAGCATAATGCCCTCCATCACCAACATCATCCGCAAGGCGGCTGGGAAGCTCATACGCGGGCAAACCGTAGCCGTGGCCGGTGCTGCCGGAGCAAGTGCTGCTGTCCCTCCTAAGCCTGTGCAGGTTGCTCAGCAGGGGAAGAAAGAGGGAGGGCAGGATGCCTGACATGGTCCTCACAAGAGTTGGCCGTTCTCTCGTGCCGGCGAACGCCGAAGCGGAAGAGATTATGGCCAAGATGCCGGAGCGTCAGCCGCTGAAGGCGCGCGTATCGGTTCCCAGGATCAGCAAGGCCCACGATCTTTTTTTCGCGGTTATATCGGATGCCCTTCAGCACTGGCCGCACAACACAGATCCACATCCGCTTCCGGGCGAGACGGAGAAACTTCGTGCCTACTTACTTTGCCGAGCCGGATGGTGCACGGCCGACAATTACCCGCTCTCCAGCAACGCCAAGCTGAGCGCAATGACCGTCGCATCTGTCAGCCATCAGATGGAAAAGCTCCGGGCCAAGGGCGAGCATCCGTTCCTTCGCGAAGGCCGCATCGAAGGCGAGCCCGCGCTGTGCCTCTACGTCTCGAAGTCAATCTCCCATGACGTGCTCGACGAACTCGAATTCGAGCCGATCCGCAGCGACGTGTTCGCGCTGATCGAGCACATCACCGGCATCGAGGTTCAGCATTTCATCAACGCATACCACGAGCGCAAGGCGCGCGAAGCACAACAGAGGGCAGCATGACCACCATCATCAAACCAGAAGACATGCCGGCACCAGAGACACTCGTCGACTACGACGATGGCGGTCTCATGGCTGCGATGTTCCACTACGCGGAAGCCGAGGCTGATCTATCCGGTGTGGCAAACGAGAACGGGTTCCACTGCCTGGTCTGTGCGCTGCTCGACCCGGACCTGATGAAGCTCTATGAGGCTGGAGAGAACGTCCTGACGAAGTGGCGACCTGAGCCACCAATGGGTTGGATACTCGGAGGCGTCTACGACACCGATGAGGGGCCATACGCTCTGTTCCTTCGCAGCACCGATGGTGATGCTGAAGTTGAAGCAGCGGAGTGAGCCCTAATGGAAGAGATTGAAGATAGAGATTCAGTGTTGACGCCTCGGTGCTCGGCACCTTCGGCTGCGCTGCGCGCGCGTGTTGAGTCCGGCTTTGAGGTCACGACGTCTACTGCGCGCGTCTACAAGGTGAGAAGCAGCCGCTCCTGGGCCGTGGCAACGATCAGGGAATGGAAGGGCGGCGGACAGATAGATGTCCAATCAGACGATGGCAACTACGCTTACGTCTGGACTGCAACAGGCACGCCAACGCTGCGGGAATTCCTTCTCGACGTCGAGTATGACTACTTCATGGGAAAAACCCATGCTGGCAACGGGCTAAGCTTCGACTTCGACGCAACCATAAAGCATATCCGTGAAACCATCCTAGACGCTCGCAAGACTGGGTCGCTCGACAAGGACGAGGCTCGCGCGCGCTGGAATGACATCGATGAGATGTCGCATCCGTTTAACGAAGACGAATTTCACCGCGAGTTCCTAGAATTCGACTGGGCGTATTCGTATTGCGACTACGGCAGCGCCGCTGTTCACACCGACGACCCATGCTGCCGACGATTTTGGGACGGCCCTTGGGCTGCGTTGATCGACTACTGGCGCAATGAACTCAACAAGCCGCGCGGCTTGAGCGCAGATGAGGCGCCCATCAGCGCCGAAAGCGTCAACACTAAATCCACCGACGATGAGGTGAGGAAGTGAAGATCAAATCCGACTTTGCAATTCTGGACGTACTCACCGGCCGTGGTGCTCTGAACAAGCGGTTTGCAAAGCGCCCGCGCCTAGGCCCGTGCCCAGCAGAGATGCGCGTGCCAGTAGTCATCTACGGGTACATCAGCGACGTGCATGGCGGCTTCGATGGCGTCTCGCAAGAGTACACAGTGACGGTGACCAAGGTCGAGGCAATCCCATGACAGAACCCACATCCAAAGCTCTTGTGAAGCGGCTGGACAATCTTCGCGAGGTGGAGGAACTGGCCGGCGTCATCCAGAACGCCGACGCCAAATATTACCTGCACGGCAAAGAGGACAAATGGGGTGCCGTCATAGCCCGTGCCGTCCTCTCCCACTTGGCAAAGAGCAAGGGGAGCGAATTAAACGGGGTGACGGATTCGCCTATCTCGCAAGAGGGCTCGATAGCGCCTGCGGCGCTGAGTGAGGGGGGAGAGTGATGCACCGTGGCGATTGGATACAGACCGCTATGGGCCGGCAGTTTTGGCCAATCGACCCGCGCCCAGAAGAAGTGTTTGCGGACGACATAGCGCACGCCCTGTCGATGCTATGTCGGTTCGGCGGCCACTGCCTCCGCTTCTATAGCGTGGCAGAGCACAGCGTGTTGCTCTCGCGGCAAGTCGCCCCGGAACACCGGCTATGGGCGCTGCTCCACGACGCCAGTGAGGCGTACCTAGTTGACGTGCCACGCCCGATTAAGCCGTTTCTAAGGGGCTACAGAGAGGCGGAGGATAAGATCATGCTGGCGGTTTGCTGCAAGTTTGGTCTGCCATCCGCGATGCCAGATGAAGTGAAGGCGGCGGACACGGCAATATTGAGCGATGAAGCCGCACAGAACATGTCCCGGCCGCCAGTAGCATGGAGCACAACCACGAAGCCACTTGGCGTCACGCTGCAATACTGGTCGCCCAATCGTGCGCGGCGCGAGTTCATGAACGCACTCAACGCATCGGCGGCTGCCGATAGCCGCGGAGCGGCGTCACCCCAATCTTCTGAATCTACCGATAGCCCTACCACTGGTGAGTCATCATGACCAAGCCATCTCTAATTGAGCAAAGGCAAGCGGTAGAGTCCCTAATAAGCTGCGCTCTACTAGATGAGCAACCTTCTCCGAGAGACATCGAGAACGCCAAGGAAGCCGTGGTGACGATGGGGTTTATCGATAGGAACCCGGATTTACTGCGGGCCGTCACCATCCTTATGCGCGAGTTCCCTGACAGCCAGGTTGAGGTGCGGTGATGATCTCCGAAGTTTTTTCAGGACCAAGCCGGTTTATAGTTCTTGCCAACATCCTGCATCACGGAAAATGGCATTTTGAGACTACGACCACATCACAGACAGAAGCATTCCTTCAAGAACTAAACGGAGCTGGGTTCGACGTCTTGGCATCGCCAGGTGGGGCGGTTTCTTTCGACGCTTCCGGAGACCTTCGCGAGTTCACTTGTCTTGGCGTTCGCTGGGTGCGCGCGGATAATAATGGAGGGAACCCTTGAATGTCGTCGATCTATTCAGCGGCATCGGCGGGTTTAGCCTCGGCCTCGAGAGATCCGGGATGCGAACCGTCGCCTTCTGCGAAATTGACGATCAATGCCGCGCGGTCCTCAAGCGACACTGGCCCGACACCCCCATCCACGGAGACATTCGTTCTCTGCGCGGGCTTCCCCTGTCAAGACTTGTCAGTGAGCGGGAAGCGGATCGGCTTGGCCGGCAAGCGGAGCGGGCTGGCCTATGCCCTGATTGGATTGTTATCGAAAACGTCGCCCATACGTGGCGGCGATGGGTGCCCGAACTGCGGCGCGAGTTGCACGCCATCGGGTACGCCAGCGTGCCGTTTCGAGTGCGAGCCTCAAACGTGGGAGCGCACCATGAACGCGCCCGTATCTTCCTTGTTGCCCACGCCGACGGCGAGCTCTTACGGGAGCTGTCGCGGTGGTGGCATGGGCCGGGTCGGGAAGTGGCGGCACAGCTTGCACAGTCTCAAGATTTTGCACCCGCACGACTGGGAACGGATGATGGGCTTCCCAATTGGGTGGACCGACGCAAGCAGTGCGGAAACGCTGTCGTGCCGCAAGCGGCAGAGCTTATCGGTCGAGGCATCATGACCATTCTCAACGCATCGCGCGCCTGCGCGATAGCCGCCTCTGGCGGCGTCACCCCTAAATCATCTCCGGAGGCCGCATAGATGGCGCAGATGATCCGCCCACCAGGATACGGGCAACCAAATCCAAAGCCGACCGTAACGGAGAGGCACAAGGCCAAGAACGCACGCATTCCGCCTGCCGCGCGCCGGCCCGGGATGAGCGAGGAGCATCTAGCCCTCATCCGACAATTGCCGTCGTGCGTTTCAGGCCGCGCAGGGCCTTGTGATCCTCACCATTTGCGAACAGGGCCAGCCGGTGAAGAGAGACGTGCAAGCGGCGGGCGGGCCTCGGATCGTTGGACGGTGCCGCTGCTGCGTTTCGAGCACGACGACGTGCACGGCCTATCGTCGCGTCTTGAGGATGCATGGTTTCGCGAGCGCGGCATCGACGACGTGATCGAGCTCGCCAGCGCCTTATGGATCAACACGGGGGATTTGGAGCGCATGTGGCGCGTTCAACAGGCTCACATGGGCCGATCAAGGAGGGGAAGATGACCAGATCAGAAGTCCAGAGGATACAGCAACAGATCGAGCACGCACGCTGGCAGGAGCGTGAGGCGGAAACCGTAGCGGAGATCCGAGCCTTCGCCGACAAGGCATTCAACCTCTACAAGCAGATCCAGCCCTATGTCGAGAAGCGAGTACCGTATAGCGATGAGCGTAGGGAGGCGGCCTAGATGGGGAAGAGGGCCTTCTACATCACGTTCGAGGAAGCGCTGGCCGAGCTCTATCCAGAGGGCCGGGGCCCGAGCCCGCGAACCCTTCGTGAACGCATGCGCGATCGCGGGTGCGTCGTCAGAGACGGCCGCGAATGCTACACCACTCGTGTGTTCCTCAACGCCTACAAGAAGGAAATGGAGACATGCGAGGATACAGGTCCAAACTCAACGTCGTCCGGCGCGCGAAGAAAGACGGCACGAAATACTGGGCGGCGCGCGGGTTCGTCCCGATCCGCCAGCCAGACGGCAGCTTTGCCAGGGAGCGGAAAGAGCATAGCATTGGCGGCGATACGGCAGCGGCGCGGCAAGCAGAGGTCGACAAGCTCAACGCCGCATATGAAGAGCAGGCCCTCTATGTCCCCCTAGCGTTCGGCCAGGCGCTGGCGAATTACGTCGAGCACCACTCCGTGCCGATCTACGCTGAGAAGATCGCCGACGCGCTAGGCGACTACCAATGCCGGGCCATCGACGACACGCTCATGATCGATCTCTCTCAGAAGCTGTTCGGCCCGACGCCGTCTCCAGCCTACGTCAACCGCCACCTCTACACGCCGGTTCTTGCAATTCTGCGGATGGCGCTCAAGGAAAAGGCCCCGCAGTTGACGCGGCCGAAGGGCTACAAAGACAGCCCGCCCGTAAGCATCCCCGATAAGGCGTGGTTCCAGACGGTGCTGCCCTTCATGAGCGCGGACACCAAGGCACTCGTGTCGATGCTGACGATGCACGGCCGGCGACTTGGCGACGCCCTGGGCCGCGTGCCTGCGGATTTCAGCGACCGGGACGGGACGCTCGCCATCGGCCGCACCAAGAACGGCGAGCCGATGCTCATCGACCTGCACCCGCACGTCGCAGCGCTCATCCGGGCGATGCCGGATTGGAAGACACGCCGCTGGCTGTTCCGAGATGGCCCTGAGGCCGACAGCAACGTGCGCCGCGACATTCTGAAGGCGTGCGTTCTGGCCTCCGGCCACGACGAAGCTATAGCCGTGGCGGTCATGCTGAAGCCGACAGCGCACAAGGATCTGATTGACGGCCTCAAGGTGCCCTACTTCTCGCCGCACGAGCTCGGCCGGCACAGCTTCGCCACGCGCATGCTTCGCGCCGGTTACTCGCTGCAGTACGTCAAGGATGCCGGCGGGTGGAAGTCGATCGAGGTGCTGTCGAAGCTGTATGGGCATCTTGAGCGCAAGGAGTGGACGGCCGAAGTTCACAAGGTTGGCGATACCTTCCTGAATGACATTTCGCCGATTTCTGGGGGAGAAGTGGGAGACTTACCCCCACAGCCTATGTTAGTTTCTCCCACCGTTATTGATCAAACCGCCTGCCAAAACTAGCCTACCCCGCTGCCCTCCGAAGGCAGAGGCCAGGGGTTCGAATCCCTTCGGGTGCGCCATGTGGCCTTTGGGCCGGGGTATGCCTCATCCTAAATCGACGTTTGGGCGAAAGTCGCCCACTTGGGACAGAGCCTATTCGGCGTAAGCGACCCAGCCTCTAATGCTCAATCCCGCGTAGAATAGGCTCGCATTTGGAAATCCCGCACGGCGTAGCATCTCTACGTCTTCTTCGGGCGAGCTAATTGTCAGTCCACCGCTGATTGCCTGGCGTGCCCTCTCAGCATTGGTGGCGTCTAATCCATTCGACAGGCCGAAGGCGATATGACGGGCAATCCAGATCGACCGATCAGGTTCCGTCTGCCGGAAGCTGAGATGCACCAAGACGAAGGGTGCACCGGTCCTCAAACGACGCCGAACTTGCTTCAGAGTTTCGAGGCGCTGGTCGTGGGGGATGAAATGAAAAACCAGAATGGATGTGGCGGCATCGAA